AGCGCACTCATAACCGGTATGCTGGCCACACGGCGCACTTTACCAATCACCGCGCCGCCCACGGTTTTTTGCCCGGTTGTATCCGCGCCTGCATCATCAGTACCGGCGCTGATATTGGTCCCGTTCAGGCCACGGTTTAACGCTTTCACAAAGGCGCGCATGGTCTGCGCCAGACGCATGCGCTCGGTGCTGATCGCCTCAAACATCGCACCCGGCACCAGGCTTTCATTTCCCAGGTAGGTGTGATCGATATCGTCGATAGTGGCGCTTTCCAGCATCATATCCGCGCTGCTGCCGGTCATCAGGCCGTCATAAACCGCCTGCGCCAGCACTGCGCCAGGTGTGCGGCTCTGGAGGTCCAGCACCATACGGTTGCTTAAAATCTCATTCATCATGCTGCCTCTTCCAGTTGGGCGATCTGCTCTTTCAGCTGGCGGGTGATCGCCTGCTCCTGATTAAGCTCGGTCTGTAAGCTGTCCGCTTTTTTCTGTGCCACGTCGGCATCCCGTGTCAGCTGGTCAGCTTTCGCCTGGGTATCTGCGATTCCCGCTTTGTACGCGTCACGCTGCTGGCGCACTTCGGCCAGCAGCTGTACCGACGATTTCACGCCGCGCTTTGGCTGCGGCGAATCGTCCTTACTTGCGGCGACGCGTGCCATCTTGCGCGCCAGCGCCTTCTGAAATGCCGTTGAGCCTTTCTTAAACAGCGCGGCCAGCTGGCGTCCCAGATCGGGGATTGTTGTGACGTGGGTAAACGGCACGTTTTTGCCGTTCAGTTTCAGGCCGGAAATGTCGCCGCTGTCGTTGACCTGCACGGTCATAACCTGCTCGTCCATGCCGGTAAGGCTGAAGGTTTTAGTGAGTACACCATCCTTTTTCCGGGCTGCGCCGGCGGCGGTGATTTTGGCTATCTCAAAGCCGCTGGTAGCGATCGCCTTTTTCAGCTTCGCCAGTCCCTTCTCGTTGAGTTCATCAAAGCTCAGCAGGACGTAAGTCTTAGGATTCGACACGATATTCTCCCTGCTCTGACTTGCTAAGCTGATAAGTTCTGGTGACGGTATCCTGCAGTGGGAAGATTCGGTAAAGCGGGTTCAGGCGGCTGTTGCCGTGGGTGACGCGCACCGTCAGATACCATTCACCCGGCTCTAGATAGCGCGTGTCGATCAGCAGAAATTCCTCACTCACGCCTTTGGGTGAGAGGTCGAGTGTGCGCTGCTTGCCGGAGATAACCACTGTCGGATCGTTACTGTCGCGCAGCCAGTACTCAATTTTTGCACCCGCCAGTTTGCCCGCGCACGCAATGTTAAAGCGGACCGGGAACGCCAGCGCGTTGTCACGCACCACCGCTACACCGCAACTCAGTAATGCCACTTTTTTACGGGCAATTGCGCAGCGATCAAATACCATCGCCGCCGCCATCGCTGTAATAAACAGATTCTGGTAATCAATCATTGGCCGGAGCCTCCTTTTGACCCAAATACGCCGTTTATTGCTGCAATGAGTCGTTCTTTAAATACAGTTGAGAGTTCACGCCAGTTGTTGCTTGCAACTAACACGGCGAGGTAAATCACGATTTCGTCCAGTCCTTGCTGTCGCGCAAAAAAATAAGCCGTCAGTCCGGTAATCAGCGCCAGCACCAGCTCGGTGGTGAAATTGAATACATTTGGTTTGATCCGGTATTCGCGTACTCCCAGCAGGAATACGCCTGTGCCGCTTAGCAAAGACAGTAGAAGCGAAACCGCGAGCATTTTTTCTACATCGGTCACATACCCCCCTTAGCACCTGGTAATCAGGTGGCGTGAGGGTACGGAGTCTGTAATTTAGAGAGGTAAAGAAAAACAGCGCCCGGAGGCGCTGTTTTGAGGGGATCAGATTGCTGCTGGTGGTGAAGGCCAGGCAGATTCCGGCACGTTGCCGATATCGGTCTCTTTCAGCTGCCGGATGTAGGCCATCCACTCCACCAGCTGCACCTTGTCATTATCAGGAAGGATGCCAAGCGCCAGCTCCGCCTGCCAGTCACTGATAAAGGCCCGCGCTTTTGCCAGCAGTAAACTTCTGGTGCGCTCAGCCATTTCCTGCAGCTCTGCGGCAGAGTGTTTATAAGCCTCCACTTTGCCATTACGGTAAACCCACCCGCCTAATCTATCCATGCCTTCTGGAATACCGGAAGCGTCTACCTCTGCCACCCAGCAGTTGATCGGCCACAGTTTTGAAGCGTCCGTGTCAAAGCTGACTACCCGACCTGCTTCGTCGTACACAATTTTCATTGTGTCTGGTGAATACAGTTTTTGCGATTCATACCAGTCCTGACCGCTTTTGCAACGGACGAAAATAATATTCATGTCATTGAGCGACTGTAGTCTGGCGACCTCTACTTTTTCTTCGTCAGTGGAAGATTCAGTAATGACCGGCACATCCGGTGTGTATTTTTTAAATGGTCCAAAATTTAACATGTTCATCCTTACGCAAAGCCTGCTGTATACCAGCCACCGTTAATACAATACTGAACGCACCGCGCAGTCACGATGTCGATATATTGGTCCTGGTTGTCGTTCCTGGCAGACGTTATAACGTAGCCGCCCTCTTCAGACATACCGGGGCCGTTCCAGGTTGATGCTTGTTTAAAACCGGCAAATCTGACGGCAGTAACAAATCGTGCTGCCATGTAGTTATTGATAAATCCGCCCCAGACCGGACCATAGATATTTCCATCCGCATGCATGACCGACTGACCATTACCCGAATACACCACATTACCGGCAAAAAGATTACCACCAGAATTGATAGTTCCATTTGCTGAAAAGTTGCCACCTACGTTGACATTGTGGTTCATAAGGACGTCGCCATTCGTGCCATTAAAGCTGAACGGCCTTAGAGTATTAAACGCCCCATCCGGATCATTCTGGTTTGTGACCAGCATGTAATAGTTTGAGCCATCAAACCGGTGCAGCATTCCGACGCCTTTGCCACCAGTCGGACGTATGCGGAAGTCCGGATCTTCTGTAACTATTTTTCCATATACATAAAGTTTGTTCGCGGTAAGCCGGGCCGTTATAACGTTATTGGAATAGAAATCAAGAACGCCATCCGACGGGCAAACTAAACCGGTGTCCGAATCCCCAATGTTGATCGAAGCTGCAGAGCCAGCAAAAGCTGCCGTTCCAACGCTACCAATATTTATATGGTTTGATGCCCAAAATGGCCCCGTTACATAAGCGCCATTATTAAAATGTGCATCTTGATCAACTGTAAGCGTCCCCGTCAAATGCGACGCTGCACTGATATTAAGACGACCGGCAACGATATTCATGGTTGCCTGCCCCGTAACAGCCGCATCAGTTGCTTCGACAAGAATACGGGCGTCGTAGTCATTCAGCTTTGCAGTTGATGAATTAAAATCAATATAAGGGTTTGCTGAAATAAGGCTGACCTGGCCTCTGAACTCCGCATCTTTGGAAGCCCTTAATGTATCGCTTACTTCCAGTCCGCCTTTTACCGACAACGCGATATTACTGGCCGGAAGAGCTGTATCCACTCCGCCAATGATCGTCTGTCCGCGCAAAAAGTTCGGTGCGGTTCCCTGCATGTACAGGTTCCAGCGGCTTAAACCACTGCGTGCTGTCTGACGGCCTTCAAAAGCATAGGCAGTTGCAATACTGGCACTCGTTTTGTCATAAGAGCGGAAGGAGGTCAAAAGTGCGACTGCCGCATTGGTATTTACAACGCTGCTATTGCCCCAGAACTCTACCAGGTCAGCCACAGTCTGCCCGGTGTTACCATCTCCTACTGTTAGTTCCGCCCCGAAGCCGACACCAAGAGTCTTTGCGTCTGCTCCAATATTTGCGTAAGCCATTGCAGCAATCTGAGTAGTTCCTGTCAGATTGCCCTTGCCGGGTGCCGAGTTTCCAATTGTCAGCATACGGCTTGTGCTATCGCTACCACCGCCTAACGCCAGATGCCCTTTATCGCTGAACAATGCGACGTCTTGTTTCCACGTTACACCGTTATCCCGGCCATCCACATCAAGACGCAGACTGTTGCTGTTACCTCTCCAGCGGAAGCCCGCCGAATCAGCATCACGGTCTATGAAGGTGACAGTAGGCGCAAAGCTGTTAACCGTAATACCTTGAGTGCCATCATTGCTGCTGCCCGTGACCACCAGTGCGGCAGCAGTCAGATCACCGACTGCTGTTGCACCCTTCGCCAGTACGTTTAATGGACCGGTAAAGTCCGCACCGCCGCTGACCGCAAGGTTGCCGCCTACAGTGACATTATTGCGGAGTTTCATTGTCGAAACGTTGGTTTCACCAGTACCATCGCCTGACAACGTTAGCCATGTATTCGGAATAGAGTTACCCCAGGTTACGGTATCGGTACTGTCTGTAGACTGGCCCATATACCAGTGCAGAGAGTTATCCGCCTTTCGCCCGCGCAAATAATAGGCTTTGTCTCTAGTTTTAGCCTTCAACTGCAGCGCAACTGAGTCCGCGGTAAAAAGTCCCGCGCCGTCAGACGTCAGGCCTCCGCCACCAGTGATAGCCAGCCCGCCAGCACCCTGTAGCGTGGCTAAGCCGTCACCACTGTTAAGGACAAAGCGCGCCGTGACCGTACCTGATGCCGCGCGGGCATCCAGCGCGATTCTTCCGCCGCCGTGCGTCATGTTCGTAGTCGTTAAGCCACCGAGAATCCTGCCACTCCAGGCATCACCGCTCACTGCTGCCACACGGCCAACAATCTGCATGATGTCTGTTTCGTATGCCGGAGGTTTGTCATCCAGCTGGTCGGTCCGCAAAAATGTCATCGACGGTACAGACGGCTCAGAACGGATCACACCAATACGGTATCCAGCGCTGATTTGAGAACCGACGTCCAGATTTTTTGAGACCGTCAGCTTTGGCGTGTTGATATCGGTCAGCTTGTTCAAGCTGGTGATATCGTTGTTATCGCCTGCCTTTGCCGCGCCCAGATTAACCAGGTCCGCCAGTGTCATGCTGGCGCTGTCCATCACCTTCCGCCAGCCGTTTTTATCCGCACCGGCTGACAGCCCGGACCACGCCCAGTCGCCTGAAACTTTACCTGCCAAACGCAGATACATCACGCCACCTTGCGCCACCAGCAGCTGTAGGAGTGCAGCGTCGGCATCATATTTCCGGCGCATGTTGAATAGCTGGCCACGCAGTGTCTGCGTAGTTTTGCCAAGATCAACCGGACCGTCATTGAAGGTGCCGCTCAGTGTCCAGAAGGCATTCTGCTCAGTCACTGATACGTCGGCCAGTGAGGTGATTTTGCTGTCCAGTACCAGAGACGGCGCGCCCACACCAAACGCACCCACGGCCATCAGCGCACCCGGCGTCATATCCAGAGGGTTTGTCTGCTGGTCTGCCTGTGCGGCGGTACCGAGACCGAGATTTTCCCGCGCCTCCGGCACATCCGGCAGATCAGCCAGATTCTCACTTGCAACCAGCTGTTTCTCGTTGACCAGCTGATCCAGCTCGATGTTTTTACGGAACATCGCTTTGTCGTGAATATCCGAGCCGTTATTGGCAATGACCATGTTTTTATCGATCATGCCTTTAAGGATTTTCAGCCCCTTGAGGTTAGCCGCAATCAGCTCATCGTCGCTGGTGTAAATCGAATCCAGCGTGATACCGACCTGCCGGTTGATACGGTAGTTGGTGACGATCATTGCCTGCGTAACCTGCGTGGTGCCAGTTGGCACAAGTACGCGGCAGAGCTCCAGCTGGTTCGGCGTCAGTGCAACTGAGATATCCTGCGCAAAGACGCGTGCGGCCTCAACTGTGGAAGTGATATCTACCTGATCTGTCTTCACGCCCAGCTTGTAGTTTGCTTCCAGCACGATACGGGTAGTTTTGCCCGCCACGACCGGCAACGTCAGATCGGCCAGGTGCTGTATGGTGATCTGGTGGGCGTTTACGTCGATTGAGGCCGCGCCCTGCCCGCCTTCCGCCCCTTTTGAGGTAACGACGACATTCATACCGGAACCGGCGACCGGCGCAAAGCCCAGGTAAAAGCCGGATCGCACAATGCCCTTCAGTTTGCGGTTTAAAGCGGAACTGGTGTAAGTCTCCAGGTACTGCATATCCGCCGACAGCGGTGCGGTGCCATATGCTTTCCCCGCCATAACGCCGATATCGGTAATTTCATTACTGCTCATGTGCGTTACGCCGTTTTCTGTTCGATGGTGACGATAAGACGGTAGGCCTTACCACGGAATACGGTGTCCTGCTGCAGGCATAGCACAGCAAACGCATTGCCGTCAGCGTCCACCAGCGTCAGCGTATTGAGATCATAGGCTTTGCCTTCCGGAAGAATGGCTTCATCCAGCTGAATGGTGATCGAGATATCAGCGCCCGTGCTGGTGAGGACCAGAGGCGTTTCAGTGAATTTACCGGTAAGGTTGTCATTGCTGAACGTGGAGGGAATATCCGCGATGTTCCAGCCGCCAGCGGCGTTACTGCTGACCAGTGTGGACTTGCCCCAGTAGGCTTTCACCATCTGGAAGCGGGAACCCTTGCCGATGGAGGATTCAGCGCGACGGATGTAGTAGTAATCCAGCAGCTTCGCTTTAAACAGCTTGCTGCTGACAGAGATAGTATCAGCCATAAAAAAAGCCTCTCAGAGTTAAGAGGCCAGAGGGTATGGAGTTCGTAAAATCCGATGGTCAACTACGCGACAAATTGCTCATAAAAAAGCGTGGCGATCGTGCTGTTGCCGCTGCCGTCGTCGGGCAGAGCCAGAACAAACTCTGGCATGCCGTCATAGGGAAACGCCATTGTCACGCTACTGCCGTCCGTGCTGGTGGCTGTGATGCCCTGGCTATTGCCCTTCTGAATGCCAACATACTGCACGCCACCGTCCGTGAATAACCGGGCGCGGCTGTCACTGGCAGCGCTGGCAATATCAATGGGCGCTGGCGCGCCATCAGGCCTTGCGAGGTAGTCATTGGTCCAGGCATCTGCAGCAAACATATCGTAGCGTTCGCAGCGCTTAACCTGGCGTAACGGCACGGCGGGAATATCGAACTGCTGCTGTGTGGCCATGTGCAGGTTTTTGATCTCCGACTGGAGATCGACGTAAGACAATTTGGCCTGATAGTCGATACCGGCGCTGATAAGCGTGATGTTTTCAGCGTCTGCGCTCATCTCAAACGAGATGAATAGCGCTAAGCCGTCAAACACGATGTGAAGCGGCAGCAGCGGCGCAATGATCCGGTCAAACTGGGTTAGCAGCTTCTGAACTGCAACATCCTGCTCCATGTAGCCATACCGCGTATATAGCTCATTCAGCGCCACCGAGATTTGCGCCCGTGACGTCAGGAAGAACTCGCCATATTTTGCTTCTGCAATCGCCAGGCCTTCTTTTGTGGTGAAGAAGGTGCCATATGGTGCCAACTCCTGATCCACCGGCGCATATAGCTCCTGCCAACTGACCGGCAGGTTATCGAACTCGCGCCAGAACGTAGAGGTGATCGGCTTATCGGTGCCTTTAAAATGCACTTCGTCCAGGCGCTGTGCCAGCAGTACGGGCCTACTGGTGTCCGTGGTCTCTGCTACGATGAAAAAGCGTCCATATTCGCTCATGCGCAGCGTCAGATCGTCCTTATTCATCGTGTAGTAGCTTTTGCGGTTGGTAATACGCTCCAGTATCGGCTCTACCGCATCCTCGAAAATGCTCTGGAGAGTATTAGCAAACCCTGACCACAGCTCAGAGCCCTGCTTTTCTTTGGTTAGCCGGTCTTTTACCCAGTTTTTAATCATGGCCGTGCCTTACAGGTAGTTAATATCAAACGTAGAGTTAGCCACATCGAGATAAATAAAATCGTTCAACTGCAGGGCCGTTTTCATATCGTGCGGGGTCAGCTCATAGGAGATAAACAGGTTCAGCTCTTCAATCACGCGCCACAGGTCTTTTACCTGCACCTGTGAGAAGTGCTTACCGGCTGCAACGCCATTCTGATCGCTGTCGCCAAACGTTGTTGCATCCCGTCCGAACCGTGCCTCAAGTGCTTCCTGAACGGCTTTTTTAGCGTCTGACAGAATGACGTTCTTCTTCGCCAGCGCGGTCAGTGAGATCGTGAATGGCTCTTCCTGTGTCCGGACGTAGCGAAACTTCTTATTGATCTCATTCGGAATGGATGTGACAGCTGTCATGAGCAGGGTTTCAAGCTCAGCCTGCGTGTACCCCGGCTTGTGACCACAGAAGAAAATCGTGTTGATGTTGCTTAGTGACTTAATGCCGGTTGATAGCTCCTGTTCCTGCTCACCCCAGGCACTGATCCACGACATACCCGGTACAGCACGATTCAGAAAGTACTTGTAATCACCGCCCCACACTACCTGCTCGTCATACGCCACGTAGTACTGCGCCCGGTTGCGCGTTTCCTCCGTACTTTCAAAGCCACTGCCACCCGTGATTGGCGTCATGGTCACAACTTCAATCTTGCTATTCATATCGGCAATATTGCCCGCTGGCGTCAGCTTCTGGCCTTGTGTCAGCGTGGTATCGCCCCGGCTGCACCACACATCCAGATCGACTTTACTTCCGGTTTTCGGCATCTTGCCAATCGCGCCGTCACCAAAGCGTACGCCCAACTGCTCAGACGGCTTGTAGACCAACACGTAATGCTGGCTTGAGCCACGGGATAGACGAAACAACGGGTTATTCTTCCACAGCGTTTTGTTCTCGTTTTCCGTCACGTAAACGTCCATTGAAACTGTTTCCTCCGTAATATCACGCGGCAGCATTACCGTATAAAACGGCGCTTCAGCGTCGATTGCGGAGGACACGTTAACGTGCTCCATCTGGCGGACGTCGTTCACCACGACGCTATGGCCAGCAGGGATAATCACCACATCGGTTGTGACATAGGGCAGCTGTGCATTCGACAGGAACTCCGCGTAGATTGGCAGCTGAATGACTTCATTCGTTTTGTTGGTGATCTTCACACTGCCCCATGACGGCGTGATTAAGTGACCGAGATAATTACGGTCTTCGGCTGCGGCCAGAATGCTTGAGCGCTTCGTCGCCGTTGAGATAAAACCCTCCGTCAGACCGCGCTCAGCGGTAGTCTGTGCGGCGTAGATGATCTGCGCGCCAAACACGGCCATCATCTGAATGAACTGGCTGTTGGTAAATTTTTTCCACCAGCTGTTCGCCTGTAGTTGTCCGTTAAATTTTTCCAGAAGCTCCTGAATACTCACAATTTACCCCGATTAACTTTTGTTCATGGATACGGCCAGCGGGCCGTAAGATGTAATGAATGTAATTTGCCAGGTATCGACATTTTGCGGCGCGCAGCGGATAGCACGCAGACCCAGCCCAGGCAGATCGATACGCAGCTTGCGGATCAGCGCGGCCTCAATGGCAACTTCGGTTAAGTGGCCGGTTTCAGAGCCTACCGGCTCATGCTTGAAGTCCTGCATGGTGTTCCCCCATCCCGGCAGGCCATAAACGCTTCCCTGCGGCGTTCTTAACCATTCTTCCAGCCGGGCAAGCCAGGCATCAGATTCCCCGCTCTTTACCACTACGCCGCCCTGATCCACGCGCATAAGGCAGTCAATTTCGTTTTGCATGTGTTAGTCCTGCAGTAGGTCGTTGAGCGCCGGATCACTGATGCTCAGGGTTGATGATGTGCGGGGTGCCGGTTGCGCCGTGTTAACCACTTTGTCCGGCGCGGTGTCGCTTTTTTTCTTCGTAACGCCCAGCAGTGCTTCCAGCTGGGTGCGCATACCTTTCAGCTCCTTGAGCATGTCCTGATCGTTATTGCTGGTATCGCCACTCATCATCGGGCGCATGCCGCTGCGCGGAAGATCGGTCACGTTCTGGATCTGTGCCGGGTGATTCAGAAGCGGCTGCTGTGCAGGCCTTGTCTGCGCCGCACTGCCGCCGTTCAGATAGGATTTACCGGCGCTGGCCAGCGTCTCTGTTCCGGTGTCGAGCCAGCCACCAGCTTTGCTTGTAAGCGGAGAAATGGCGCGCAGAATGCCCGGATCTGAAATGCCTGCTTGGTCCAGCACGCTGCTTACCATGTCGTTGCCGCTGAAGCCCCCAAGAGTCTGACTAAAGGTGTCGCTGATAGCGGGCATGATCGAGGCGCTGACGGCGTTTACCCCGTCTTTTGCACCGCCCAGCATGCGATCAAACAGCCCGTTGCCTTCAGCCGGTGTGGCTGGTGTTTGGGTGCTGGCCACAGTGATCGGCGTTTCAGACGTAGCAGAACCGGGACGGGCGCGTACGCTGCCGGTTGAGACGTGGGATGTGACGGCAGGACGTGAACGGCTGGCTATCTGGTCCGGTGACAGTGCGGCCAGCTGGAGACCAGCAGGGAGTGATTCGCCAGCAGGCAGGGACAGGCCGCTGGTGGGACGTTTACGGGACATACCGGCCACACCCAGTGATTCAGTTGCGCCCTGCACTTTCCCATCAGCCCACTCATTAAGAGCTTTGACCTGGCTCCATGCGCCAGCGCCGGCGTGTTTGATTTTCTCTACTGCGCCGCTGGCTGGCTTGTTCTTGTCGGCTTCCTTTGCTGCAGCAACCTGCGAGACCGTGGGCGCTGTTGGGGCGACTGCTGGCACTGCTACTGCGGGTGCTGTCACAGGTGCGGAAATTGGTGCCAGTGCGGCGGCGGGTGCCACCGCGCCCGCTGTCAGTTTCACCTTTTCGCCAGCAGAATAAAGCGAGTCTGCTGCAATAGGTGCCTGCCCCTGCTTCGCACGCGCTTCATTCACAGATTTCAGGGATTCATCGCTAAATTTCCCGCCGACCCATTTACCATTTTCATTGTGGCCAATGGCGTTCATCATGAAATCGTTCGTGACCTGCGGATTACCGCCCTCGATGGTGGCAATACCGCGCATCATCTGCGTCATGACTTTGGGATCTTTGAGGTCCAGCTGCTGATCGCCACGCACGCCCAGCTTTTTCGAGAGCGAATCCACATACTGTGACGTATTGTTTTCACTCTCCGGCGCATACAGCTTGATAATGTCCTGTACGGTATTCAGCTTTTGGTATCCGGCAGCTTTAGAGGTGCCTTCTGAATAGCTGGTCAGCTGATTCGCCAGCGCTCTGAATCCTTCCTCCGGCGTGTTAAATTTGGCAAATCGCGCTTCACCTTTACCGTTTTTGGCCTCCAGGCTTGCGCCCTCCTGCCCCACATAGTTCAGATTGCCAAAATTGTTGTTACGGAATGATCGAACCTTCGCATTTGCGCCACCCACATTGAGATCAGCGCCAATGCTGTTCTGCGCCACGTCGGCATAATCAGCAGTGCTTTTGCCCTGCGTACCTACGCCGTCCTCGCCCCACTCGCCACCCTGCAGCTGTGAACCCAGGCGGTTAATTGCCGTGACGGTTTTGGTAGTGCCATCAGTGATCGCTTTCGTCTGCTCAGCGCTGGTACCGGTCAGCTTGTCATAGACGCCCGACGCGCTGGTTGAGAAGGCGCTGAACATGTCACCTACCTTGCTTAGCCCCGTATCCAGTCCCTTAGCTATATCGCCGGTATCAAACGTGAGTGATTTCGCAACCCCGTTCATACCCAGCGCAGAAGCGCCGGACGCCAGCAGGCCGGATGCACCAGATACCAGCCCGCCCATATTCAGCACGTTGGCGGCTGTGTACTCGCTCTTCTGCTTGCCGCTGACGGTAGCGCCTTCTTTAAGACCAAAGGCTCTCTGCTGGCCGTCTGTGTCGTTGTACCCTTCGTATGCGTCCATGCCCGCGCCGATAACGGTCCCGACCAATGGGATCGCTTTAAGCGCAGTTTTACCAGCGACTTTACCTGCAACCTTCAGCCCGCCCTTTTCCGTTGTTTTCTCAGCTGCAGTCTGAGTAGCTTTCTCGCCAGCTTTAGACAGTTCTTTTCCAGTCACACCGCCAGCGGCAATAGTTGCACCGGCAGCAGCAGTTGTGGCCGCTGCACCGGCGACCGTTGCCGCCTTTTTGCCGCCTTTCAGCACTTCCATTGCCTTTGCCAATAGGCCTTTCTTTTTCGGTTTTGGCTTGGGTTTAGAGGCATCCGGCTTGCCTTTACCGTCCGGCAGCAGATCTCCGGCTACGTCAGCCACATCAGCAGCAGCTGACAGAGGTCCGCGTTTACGGCCGCGGCGTTTACGCCTGCCCGGAATCAGCGAGTCCATCAGCCCGCCAGCGCCTTTACTGGACGTATGAGACAGCTTTTTGACTTCCTCGCGCACGTCGTCCAGAGCATCCACAATGCGATCGTCATTGGCGGCGATAACTTTGGTTTGTTCCTGCGTGACCTGGATAGCCTTAGCCTGTTGAGCGTTTTTAAAACCGTCTGCGGATTTTGGCTTACCGATTGCTGGTGGCGTTCTGGCTTCGGTAGTCACAGGTGGATGAATTAATGGAGGCTCCATTTTCAGCGCAGCGTTGCCTTCCGTTTTACCCTGCATGAAGTTTTTTAGCGTAACGACGTTCTTACCGACTTCGGCAGAAATGTCATACATGCCTTTACCCATCATCCAGAGCGGACCACCAGCAGCCGTGCCAGCAATGTCTGCGCCTGAAGACATACGATCGCTGTTCGTTTCAGTGGCAGATTCCAGCATGCTCCCCAGTGATCGGAAAAATCCCTGCTGTTGTTTTTGCTCAGCGCGGCGCGCATTTTTTTCCTGGGTTTCAGCTGACGCAGCGGCAGAATCTGTACGTGCTTTAAAGCGGCCCCCGGCATCACGACCAGGCGTGTTACCCCCAGCCGTACTGGTTTCAGACTCCACTTCTGAATCAGCTTTCGACTGACGAACAGAACGTACATTTCTGACACTTGAAACGCCACCAGCAACACTCAAGTTCGTTTTTTTATTACCTTTTAAAGGTAAATTTTCTTCACTTATCTGCCCTTTAGACTGCCTCCAGCTATCTAAAGACACGGAATTTTTGTTTTTATTACCTTCTAAAGGTGATTTATCACCTTTCAAGCGTCTTTTTTTGACACTTAAACTGTCATTTATTTCTGTAGGTAATTTTATTTTACTTTTTGTCTTATTTTTGTCCTTTAAAGCGTCATTTTTATTATTGCTTTTTTCTTTTCTTTCTTCACCTCCTTGCCGGGAAAGGGATCGTGTAACACGCATCCCTGTAGTCTCCTGGCGGTTATTCAAGTGTTGAGAAGGGCGTAATTTCGATATTTCCTGACGTATAAGAGCCATTTCCTTTAGTTGGTCACGGCTGGCAATCTCAATTGCGTCAATAATCTGGTTTAATTCCTGGAAATTCTTCATTCAGATCCGCTTCTGCTTCTTCTCAATTGTTCTGTGAGCGTGTTGTTCATCTGAATAGCGCGCCATAAAGGTAGTGCGTCAACGTCACCTACGGGCTGGCGGGCTGTCAGCGTCAGGTTGTCAATGATGGTTAGCCATCCACTGAGGTGAAAATCGTGGAACAAAAAATCCAGAGCGAAATGGGATAAACAGTTGAGTCGTGTTCATCTGCATGCCCTCCTTTTCACAGGCGCATGGCGGGAGCAGAAGACGAACCTCACCCTGTGTGATTTGCATCAGTAGGCCATGCCGGAGATTGCGCTGCATCAGCTGAATGTGAGCCACCAGCGGCGCGAACTCGAGATCGGGAACCATGCTTTCCAGTATGTCGAAGCGGCGATTTGCGGCCTCTTCATAGTCTTCCGGATCGTCATCTAACGCAGTGCAAAGCGCGAACTCCGCGATGCGCATGCGCATAATGGCGGCTTCATAATCCAGAGCGTCAGCATCCGGCAGACCGGCGCGCATACGCTCCAGCATTTCCTGCCCGCGCCCGGTCAACGGCTTAAGTGTCCACTCAGTCGGTACACCATTGACCGGGACATTGACGCGCTCATAGGGCGCAATGGTCAGCAGCTCAACGGTCTCCGCCAACTCGCCCAGATCAAAGTCATAGGTGTGAAGCTCCTGGCAGTGCTCACAGCTGTAGTGAAATGCCTCCAGGTTATCAGCGCGACTGTTAATCATGATCCACCACAGCGCTGTGCGTCGTTCCTGTGCGGTCCAGTCGCGGCTATCATCAATCGGGCCTTCCTGCAGTGCATTCAGGTATTCCGTAACGCGCCGCTCGTCGCCGAGCACGTCGGGAGAGCAGTACTTTAGGGCGTCTTTGATCACGGGCTGACGGAAGATGATTTCAGTAGTAGGGCGCGACGCCAGCGGCAGTGGAGGAATGATCACTGTGTTGTCCTTCAGAATTTAATGAGGTTTGATGCGGATGATTGAACCTGGTTTGTAATTCCCCCGGTTACTCCTTTCAGCAATCCGTTTGCGAGACTTCCGGCGCTGGTGTACTTCACGAACGTCACCGGAATGGTGGCAAACTCGCCTACGGCATCACGGGCGCGGGAAATCTCACCGATCGTAGTGATAAAGCCTTTCATTTCCTCTTCCAGCGTGGCGCGACCGTCCTGTGAGACGCGATAGATCCGGATGTTAAGCAGGTAGGCTGGCGGCAGATTAAAGGTGCCGTCTCCGTTATGGATCCGCGCACGGCGCTCCTTAAACTTCTGGAGAAGTTCGCCATCCTCGTTATCACGAACGGTCATCGAGACAGAGCCCGCCGTAACGTGAGTGGGCTTCACAAACTCGTTACCGCCAATCAGCTTGCTTTCAGTCTCAACATTGCCCGTGCTGTAGGTGATATCTTTCACGTACATGTCCACGCGGGAGAAGCCGTCTATCTCGATGTTCCACTGCCAGCCCTGCGCATAACGGATGCGCATAGCCATTTCAAGGATGGTTTTTGCATTGGCCAGTTCAGGTGGCAGACCGGCATACGATGCGCCGGCGCCGCCGCTCATGCTGGCGGAGGCACGCGATAGGATGTTGGAGATCAAATTGCTTCCGGCCTGTTTGGCCGTGCTGGTGGCAAAGCCTTTAATGTTCCCAGCCAGCCCGTTAAAAAAGCTCATAGCGCCCCCTTACCACGTGCTCATTGCGGGAATGATTGCCCGGCTTGTGGAGATCTGCATTTCCAGATCGGTTTTACGCTGGTGGAGCGTGGCCTCGTCCGGCAGAAAGGATGCGTCAAACTTCCCGGCGATGTGCAAACGGCGCAGGCGCTCTACGTTCGGGGTAGCAATCAGCACTTCCAGGTAGTCTTCAAGCAGCCCGGTAATGTCTGCAGGTAACTGCGTTTTTTCGTAATCGCAGTCGCGGATATTGCGAAAGTAGAGCAGGGTAAACGGCCATTTCTCGCGGCCAGTCAGCTCAAGCTCAATGGTTGAATCGTAGGGATCGGCATACACCAGCGCGCCATTGAAGTCATTCACGTTTACCAGAGACAGGTAATCAGACGGAAAAGGGAGGCTTGCGCCCCCCGTTTTCTCAATGCGTTTACGGCCTGGTACACCGGCCCGATCCTGATAAACGCCGAGAGCCTGGCGGAGAAGGCTGGTTAACAGCGCTTCTTCATCCACCAGCAGCGTCGTGAAGCGCGCTTTCACGGCCTCAAGCAGTTCGACCGGCGTCATGATTATTCAGCCCAGTTGTAAACAACGCGCAGCGGCATCTTCACAGCTGCAGTAGTGTCTTCAGAGCCAAAATCCACGGCATCTGAATACACCTTACAATGCAGGTAACTACGGGTCAGGCCAGCGCTGTCACCGCCGTTAGACTCTGCTGCAGCAGCAAACGTGAGATCCACATATTCCTTGTTAAGCACCATCTTGCGGACCGCTGCAAACACGTCGCCTTTGATGGTTTCAACACAGGTCATCTGGAACTCGCCAGAGTTCTTAATAGAACCATGCTGATTAAACTTCATGCCACCTGGTGCCACGTCTTCAACGTCCTCACGGGCCATTTCCGGCAGCTGCGTGGTACGGATCAGAATAGAGAGGTTTGGGTAGCCTTTAACGGTCATCCAGTACTCAGAGCCGATAAGTTTTTCACCTGCGGCAAGGTTCTGGTTAAAGCGCTTTTTCAGAAAAGCCGTGTCGGCTTTCGTGTTGGAAAATCCGGACATTATTTGTTCCTCAGATAAACATATATGGAATATCAGACTGGTTCTGGACGCTCAGGCCGGAGCACTGAAGCGTGACGGTGTTGTGTGTGTAATGCCCGTCCGCAGTGCGTGGCGCGTCCAGCTGGTAGCCGACGCTTCGGATCACCACGTCCATCAGCTTCAGGCGACGGCCAACGTCCATAATCACGGGGAGAGGACGGCGGCCACCCGGCAGCGCGGCGTTCAGTTCAGGTGAGGCCATCTGCTGCAGGGTCATGATCGCGTCCATTACTTCCACCTTTGCGTTCATCGTGGCCATCAGGTCTACAACGATGCTGAACTCAGGCGGCTGCTGGCCTTCCCAGATAAGCAGGGAGTTGAAGTCCGACTTTGATGTACTGCCGCTCACCGCCTGTACGCCGCCCGCCAGCTTGCCGCCAGCAGCACTCACTGCACCGGCGACGCCGCCCAGTGAGTCGTTGGCAAACGGGGATTCCCACATGGATTCAATGCTGGCTGTAGAGCCTTCCCCGATGTAGCCCACAACCATCGACGTTTCTGACGTGATATAGACTTTCAGGAAGGGGCTGACTCCATCCGGCATGATTGCACCGCAGATCATCGCGCTATCCTCATTGCAGCCGGGAATACCCGGCTGCTATCCCTTACAGGCCGCGCTTCTTACGCAGTTTCATCGACTTTTTACGGTGCGCATTTGCCATTGAGCTATGCGCCTTCGTGCGGGCCTTTTTCAGCGCCTGTTTCTGGAGCGACGTCATGCGGCGCTTCTTCGGACGCTTACGGATCAGCGTAACTACGCCGTCGCGCACAGCTTTGAAGGTCGCTGATTCCAGCATGGCTTCGCCGCCTTCACCGCCAGCCACGGTGTAATCTGCGATCGCTTCGTCATCGTCTGCCAGGCCGGAAAGCGCCTCGAAAACGCTCTCAGCGGCGCTGTCGTCGTCGTCGTCGATCATGCTGGTGACGTCATCTTGATCTGCACCCAGGGCAACGGCGGCGTTCGCCAGCTGGCCCAGCGCGTCGTTGAATGCGTCTACCTGCTCATCATCCAGATCGTCGTCGTCAGACAGTGAATCCAGACCGGCCAGCACCAGTGCCAGCGCTTCAAAGCTGTCAGAATCGGCTTCGCCATCGGCCACCCAGCCCGCAAGCAGGGAAGCGGCTACAGAGCGGGTATCTTCGCCAGCGCGACGTTCTACAGCCTCAAACATCGCCACAATGCGCGCCGATGCAGCGTTGCCTAAACCCGCACTTTCCAGCATGGAATCTTTTACGGCTGGCTCTCCAGCCGGAGCTGGTGCTTCGAATGCCGCACCCAGCAGACCATGCGCGTTGTGATTAAAAATGTTGTTCATAATTTCCTCTATTAACGGAACAGCGTTGGCTTGCCGACGATGCGGCGTGAAGAGCCGGTAGGGCAGACAGACCAGGATGCTTCCCACAGGTCGATATCTTTCTGCACGACGGAGACAACGAATGGCTGGGTGCCTTGCGTGACGTCACGCGGCTTAACCAGTGCTTCAGCGGCAACAAAGCGCTCCAGCAGGTCGGTTAAGCCGTCAGTCAGGCCTTTGAAGGTAATACCGTCCGGTTCATGCTTCAGCGCTTCTGCCACGTCATAAAAACCGCGTGCGATCGCGTTCATCAGCGAACTGATGTGCTGCAGGCGCAGGTAGTTGTTTTTGGCGAACGTGGTCAGGGAGTCGTCGATATACATGTTCCCGGCTTTGTCGAGGCTGACCGGGTTGATGCGCGCAGTGACAAATGCTTCGCGGTCGATCTCATCCAGGTTCGGGATAGGCTTGATGTTCTGACGGTTGATGATTGCGCGTGACACGCCAGCCGGTGAGTAATGCCAGCCGCCGACGTCGGAGACCAACGCCACACCTTTAGCTTTCGCCACAAACGCATCACAGGAGATACCCCAGTTAACGTTGGTGCCGGTGAATGCGTCGCGGGCGGTATACGGCCAGTAGTAGCGTGCTGGCTGGTGGGAACCGCCGAGACCGTGGCTCAGCGCTTCGGCCATTGCTGCTGCCGACAACTGCGCGCCATGCACGTCATAAAACATGTCGGTACGGGTGTCTTCAGCCAGCTTGACCAGCGCCGCGATCACGGTCGGGTCATAGCAGCCCAGCGACAGCACCGCCGTCCAGGTGAACATGGATTTACGCAGGACAGTCAGGGCTTTGGTGTAGTCCGCCGTGGCAATAGCTGACAGGTCGCCATCAGTGCCGCCGCTAAACTGCATATCTTCGAAGCCTTCGGTGATCTGCTGCATCTGGGTTTCAACGTCATCCGCTACAAGAGCGCGCAGGCGAGTCGAGCCATTTTCCAGTGCGGTTGGCAGGAAGGCAGGCGATCCCATGTCGCTGGTGGCGTTGGTATTGAATGAAATCTGGTGAGATTCCAGCACTGACTCACCACCAGCTGCGTCAATTTCTTTCAGCGTCAGGATGTAGAAGCCCGGTGCCGTTGTGTCTGCTTCCATGCTCAGGGTGCGATTAGCTGAAGCGTCGCCATCCTCGATGTAAATCATCGCCGCAGCGCCTGCCGCCAGAGCCGGATCGGCTGACGGAGCAAAGTTGCTGGCCACAACGCTCAGCTGCTGCATGGTTTTGTCAGCCATCAGAGACAGGGCAGGGATCTTCATACCCGGTGCAGCCACGCGAACAAGATAGCCATCACCGCCGTTAACGGCAGTCGCTACATGGCGCAGTGGTTCAAATGCAGCGCCGCTGCGCGGATGAATTGCTGCACCCAGCACTGACTCATAGTTATCAGCGGTTACGCGCAGGACAGCGCCGATTTTGCCGCGGCGGGCAATGACCAGACCGGCAAAGACGGACGCGCCGCCAGATGCAACGGAAGTCGTCGCATCAGCGTTGACTTCCTGCACCGCAATGCCGGACGCCTGGCCCACAGAAAAACGAATCTTATTCATGTGAAATGTCCATGAAATGCCCCCTTAACGGGGGCGTTAAGGGGGATTAGCTGCCGGTACCGGTGCCGGTTGCCGCTGCTTCAGGTGCGGTTTCGCCTTCGATCTTCTTACCAGTCAGCATGCTGTAAGCGCCGACTTTGGTATTGGTCAGGGTCAGCTTGGCGAAGTAGTTTTCACCATTGCGCGGGTGCAGCTCGTTCAGAGAAGAACCCCAAAGCGTGGTGCGGTTGACCAGCGACGGGTTGGTTTCGTGGACATACGGAATGGCTGGAACAGCGTCACCAGCGATCAGACCTGCGTCACCGATGGAATCACCGCGGCCGTAGAAAAGAATGTCTTCTTTACCCAGCGCCACGCCGTCTAACACGAACTGATCGCAGATAGCAGTAGGGACTTCGAAGATCTGGTAGATACCGAACAGGGTACCGATACGCTGGATGTACGGTGACTGCACAAAGTTAGGGTCAGCCTGGAATACGTTAGCAGGCAGGCTCTTCAGGAAGTTTGCCGCCTCACCACCAGCAAAACCGCCACGGATACCGGCTTTACGGGTACGGTTCACCATGTCGGTGCTCAGCTGGGTGACAGCATGTTTCATCAGGCCTACCCACGATTCGTAGGTCTGGCCTTCCGGCAATGCCACGTCGAACTCACGGCCATAGACAGCATGGAATGCCATCGTGCGCAGACGCATCATGTCCTGCTCATGACTCAGCCAGTTACGCATAGCAGTGAACTGGGTTGAGGACAGGTTGATACCAAACTCACGGCTCAGATCGGACGCGGCCATAACAGTGTGCTCAGATGCGATCACGAACTGTGACGGCTTAACGGTGAACTCACGCATGGACTGGTTAATAACCGGGATCAGGCTTGGTGATTTCTCAACGTTGATCTCAACCTGTGCCGCCAGCTCAGTACCTTTAGCCGGTGCATCTGTGAAGGTGACAGCGATGGTGCCTTTCTCGTAATCGACCTTACAGGTAGCCGCAAACGCGTTGCCTTTAACGTCTTTATCGGAGAAATACAGGTTGCCGTCGCCGTCATCAACTTTGCCCGGACGACGGTTGATCAGCAGTTTGGCGCGGCCAGCACGGATCGGCATATCAGCGCCTTCAACCGCTTTAATTGAGAAAGTGAAGGTTTTCTTGGTGCCATCCGGCTGCATTGCGGCAGGGAACGGATACAGGCGCTTCATCTGTGAGTACACAGCTGCAGACTGCATGTGCATTTCGTCGCCCTGCTCAAAAGAGCCGAACTTAGTACCGGCGACGTTCAGGAGCTCGTAAATCTTCGCTTCATCGCGCTCACACGGAACAAAGGTACACGCGTCACTGGTGGCTGCGCCCAGCACCGCAGGCAGGATCAGCGCGGCAAACTGCGCCTGACGCATCACGCCATCAGAAGTACGCATGTCAGCTGCGACAGACTCAAACATCGCCTTGCCGTTGCCTTCATGCTTTTCAAGGGCTGATTCGATCATCAGGTTTTCCAGCGCACGGCTGGCGTTCGCCAGCTGGTCAGCTGGTGGGTAGTGACCATGACGCTCTTTGTACTCGATCATGCTCGACGCCCAGGCGGTGCCAACAATACGGCAGAACTCAGGGTTAACGCCTTCAAACATCGGGTCACGGCCTGCTGCTGCGCCAATGTTTACAGACATTTCGCCACGGTCAGAAATCATTGCGCCAGAAGCATTGCGCTGTGCATCAACGGTAAAAGCCATGACACGCGAGGCGCGGGTCATGATGTCCTGCTCACGCATACGTGCAGGGGTAATATCTTTGCTCACAATTCAGCCCTTTTTTCAGGGCGCGGCTGCGAGGGAATCTTTGACGAGGCAAATTTATGCGGTTTGTACTTTGCGATGTGAGAGAGGCAAGAAAAGATTTTAAAATCTAAGGATAAATTTTATTTTTTGATGTACCTTTCCGGCATGTAATTGACCACTGGTAAACCTCATGTCTTATAAGCTCTATTTTCAGTACGCCAACGGCACCAAATCGCACACCTTATCGACCGGAAGCCAGCGTGACGCTCGACTCCATTTGGATTATTTGCTCAGCGAGAAAGAGCCACGTTCGCTGGCTAATCAGATCGTCATCATGTACGGCGCTGAAATCATCATGGAGGCATGCCCCACGTTAGAGGACGACGCTATTCGCGGTATGGCACGCTGGCGCAGGGCAGGCAATACGCAGCAGATGCACAACCCGGTAACGGCGTCCATTTACATGCCATTAGCGGCGCGTGAATTTCTGGTTAATCAGGGTGACGGTTCCCTGGCGGCGGGCATGCGTAAAATTATGCTGGAGATAGGCGGGCCGGAAGTGGCGGCGGGCTACATGATAGAAAATCAGGCCGGAGAAGTCGCGGAGGCATAAAGTAAAACCGCCCAAATGGGCGGTTTTTTATAGCGTCTGATTATGGTCTGAAATTAGGCTGTTTCGCCGGTTGCATTCATCGACTATTGTCAGGATCCTCGCCACATAAGCGGGTAGCTGGTCAGTGAATCCGGGTATGTTTTCATCCACCTGGCACGGCTGGTAGGCCTGCGCTTTTTGAGGCGGCACTTCCACCAGCTTTGTGACCGTCACGACTTCGGGTGTTAACGGCACGGGCTTTGTCCCGGAGCATGCGAATAACGCTGGCAGGCAAAGCAGTATGATTAACACCGGCAAGCAGTATCGCACGATTGATCTCATCAATTTCATTCTGACTATCCTCTTTAAGTTTCTCTAATTCCTGCTCCAGATCGGCCTGCTTCTGCACGTATTCCTGGCGGTCCTTTTCCCGCTTAGCCAGTGTCTGCTGCAGCGTGGCCAGCTGCGCCTGCTGATCGGAAAGCGCGGTTTTCAGCGTGCTGTTATTGCCGGTTAGCGTTTTGTTATTGGTGATTAGCGTGGTGTTGGCTGATTCCAGCTCCGCGACGTGCGCAAAGTGATCCGTAATGGTCACGTACCCTTTATGGCCCAGCATCAGCAGAGCCGCGCAGAGCGCTACCGCGACAGCACGTTTCAGCCAGCCGGTTATAGTGATTTCACTGAACATGATTATTCCTGTGTAAGCGCAGCCATGACGGCTGCGTGCATGAGAGTGAGGGCAATCAATTCACTTGGAATCCGGCATCGCCTGTTGCGACTGTTGATCCGCATGAAACCTGATCGTCAACGCACACAATGCCTTTGCCATTGATGGTGAACCACGGACGGCCAGAGACCGCCTTGCCGTTATGGGTGCTTTTACCGTCTGTGTGGTCCTTAAACAGCTTACCGTCCACCAGCACGGCCTTACCGTTGATTGTCAGCCCCGCGTCAGCCTCTGCAGTCTGTCGCGGAGGAAAGGCACCGTGTCCGGAGCAAACGGAATCCAGCGTACCGGCAGCAGGCATCAGCCCACCCCGGCGCCGGAGCGCGCCTTACTGGTCATCACGACTCCATCAGTTCATAGAAGTCATCAGGGATATCACTGAATGTCACGAACAAGGCCAGCCAGACGGCGCGGCTTGCATCAGTGATATAACGCGACAGCTTGACGGTACTCAGTACCTTTTCAACCCACTTGGCCTGCGTCTGTTGATCTGCCGGAGACATTTCGCTCCAAGCGTCAGTAGACATATCGCGTCCCAAATTAAGCGCGTAGATCGCAGACCACATTACCGGCATAAGCTCGATGGTTTCTGGCTCGTCGGACAGTGAATCTTTCATGTCCATATAGAACTCTGTCGCAGCCTGGCAGATGTAGGCAGGGATCAACATGTAGCGATGTTCCGGACGCATGGCCATCATGCGCACGCGGGTATCCTCCGCTGTGGCGTTCGCCATCGTCTGCTCAATCATTGTGTTACGAGTGGTGCGCTGTGAGGGGGTGAGACGCCAGTATGGCGTTTCAATCAGCGTCCGCGTTTCACGCGAGTAGTTGTACTCATACTGAAACTGCGGATCTTCGCGCAACGCCATGTTCAGGTTGTGGAATAGTTCAAAATGCGTGGGCTTACGGTTGCTCATAATCCATCCGATCTGGTTAAACGAGCGAGGAGAATAGAGGGTTTGTAATTTAGAAGGGTGAGCTGCAGTATTTGCATTAGATTTTAAAGTATAAAATTTTCATAAAAATAACTTTAAGTTTTCGCCACTTTTCCCGTATAGTCTGGCTTCGCGGCAGGTTGCGCCATCACTTACTGAAGAAAAGGAATGCGAAATGAATGATGTTTACGGACGAATGATCACCGATGCTAATTTGCCTATTCAGAAAACCGTACTGGCATCTTCTGAAAGAACGGGCGTGCAGCTACTGGACTGCGGAGAAGACTGCCAGGGGCGCTATGAAGTGATCGCAGGAAATGTGCTGGTGGCCTGCACAGATGATTACGCGAGAGCGAGAGACTACTATTTCAAAGAAACCAGCCGTGTGAGTGCTGAATGTCAGGCTGCTTACAACGTAAGAGCCAGAGAAGCAAAGGCGGCAGGGCTTATTGGCTATCTTTTCCGTGAGTATGCCTGTGAGCACATCACGATGGATCAGGCGCTGCAGTTGCTAAAAACACCGCGAGGCATTCCGGCAGAATCACTACCAGCCTTCTGGGATACCGGGATGAAGCTAACCTAAGATTTGGCGGTTTCTTAACACATTTACATGGTCCGGAAGTCCTTTATAGTGCCAAAGGAAGTTGATGTATGAGAGTCATGCACGTATATAATTGCGTTAGAATGACTTAACGTTTTAAGGATGAAAGGTAAAGCACCATGACAGTTAATGAATCAGAGTTATTGAAGTCCGGTTTTACTGATGCTGATTTGAAAATAATCAAAAATAATATTGAAAGCTATGGTGGAACGCTGCACGAAGCAGTAGTGGAGTTAAGCAACAGATTTAGAGTCCTGTTATGGATCGTTTCAGCCTTCACGCTAGTCTTTGTATTTCTTCTTTGTTTCTCGACTAAACCATACATTTTAGGGGGAGGCTTATCTCTGCTGTTCTGTGCAGTCATTGTGACGTTTATTCAACCGCCAGTGCTGGCCTGGAAATCATGGCGCTACTGGCGGTCGAAAAAAGGCTTAGCGTGATTGATCACTTACGCTGAGTAAATCGAATGTCACCTTAGCCGTTACACCCCATCCGATTATTTTCATGGTCAGCTTTGGACGGCTCATGGTGTCAATCTTACGGAAGTAATCGCGAGGCATCCATTTGAAAAGCCGCCATGCGGCAGGCTTTCTCGCCAGCCCCCAAACGCTGTAAACACTGGCTGAGAGTGTTAGCGTATTGTAGAAAGCCAGTCCTGACTCTGGTTTAAATCCCATGAATTTTGCAGCCTGCATTGCACCATCGGCAATAATTCCTTCTGTTTGTACGTCAGACAGGTTGGTAATAAATTCTTTGGTCACGCCATTAGCCCCGTCAACAACGAGAACGGCACCAGCCAGTATGCCAACAGGTGTCATTGTCGCGATCATCAAAGCACCGCCGACAACAGAAAAACTTGAAAGCGCGACATGAACAGCGGAAATCATGTAACCCACAATTTTGTTGTTTTCGCGAACAAACTCCACTTTGGCATAGAGTTGTGCTGCCTTTGTGAGCAGTAATCTTCTTTGCTCTTCAAGGTTTTCTGTTTCAGATCTAAGCTGTTTAACGCACTCCAGACATTCTTCATCAGATTTTGCTTGTCGGGCGGCGGCAAACTGCTTATCAACAACCGATTTTATTTCCTGGACAAACTGCATCCGGGTAAGCCCATCGTTAAGATGTAAGGCTGACAGCCTGTTAGCTGTATTGATCAGCTTTCTGGCTTCAAGGTTGACCATTGTTTCAGCCCAGGCTTTATTCCTTCCACCTGAGCGCATCATTTCAAGCAAGGCTGCGTCCATTTTTATCTCCCTGTACATTACATCATCAATAATACTCGCTGATTACTGGCTGTAAACAGTGGCAGACCGTTCCATTGATCATCAATGACACTCCAATAAAAATTGGCATCAAAAATACGTGCTCTGCTGATAGTCCAGCAAAGACAAAAAACCCGCATAAAGCGGGTTTCGTTCGTTTTAGAGAGCGGCAATTATGTCGTTGACCGTTTTGCGCGTCTCACTTTTGCAAGATACGGAGCGGCGTGTGGCCAGCGGGGCGATTCTGAAGCCGTTGCTGATGTACAGATGCAGAATGGCAGGTGCGCTGCTGTTTGTGATAACCACCTTAGCCCCACGGTCCCTCGCTACGACAAGGCTCTCCACCAGCCGCACCTGATCTGCAAACGTGAATGAGGTGCCGCTGTAGGCCGTAAACCCGGCTTCGTCCGGCAGAGGCTCATAAGGTGGATCACAAAACACTACATCACCTTCACCCGCCTGCGCGATCACATCCTCAAATCCGGCACACATGAACGTCATTTCTTTCTGCATGCCGGTGAAGTGCGCCAGTTCATCCATCGGGAAGTAGTTCGCTTCACCTTTTTTATTCCAGCCCACGTTAAACAGGCCTTTTTGATTGTACCGGCACAAACCGTTGTAGCTGGTGCGCATTAGCGCGAGGAAAAGCGCTGCGTGGCGTACAGCGTGTGCCTCGCGCCCGTTAAACTCGGTCCGGATTGCATCATGTGCCTTACCGGATATGCAGCCTCGCTCCAGCTGGTAGGCCGTCTTAATTACGGCATCAGGATTGCCCTGCAACTGATTGAACAGGTTAATCAGGTCCGGGTTAACATCACCCAACAGGTTGCGCTTAAATCCTGCGTTGATAAAGACCGTACCACTGCCGACGAAGGGCTCAATGAGACGGTCGCCAGCAGGAAGCATTGCCAGCACTTCATCCAGTACAGAGTATTTACCGCCCGCCCATTTCAGGAATGAACGGGGATATTTGTCGTCCGCAATCTTGCGCGCCGGCGCACGCTTTTTCTTTGCGGCAGGCGGAGCGGGGAAGGCCGCTGGCTGAGTCTCAATTTCGCCAGTCACCAACATGATTTGATTAGCAATGCGATTGCCAATCCAGCGCATGACCGGCACGGGCATAGAGTTACCGATCGCTTTATAGCGCGGACCATCAGCCGCCAGCCGGTGCGCCTCTTCTTCCGGCATATCAGGGTGCATCAGGCGTAGGTATGCCAGTTCATCAGCGGCAAGTATATTGCGCTTCTTTTCCGGGATCAGGGTCCAGCCATCCGGGAAGCCCTGCAGACGCTCACACTCCTTTGGAGTAAGACGGCGAACTTCGCAGTGACTGACTACAGACGGGAAGCCCTGTCCGGGTTTACCTCCACCAGCTGACAGTGCGCCGGTGATCTGGCCATCACCATTGAACAACCGGAGCTCGCCACGGGTGTTTTCAGCAAACGCAGCATGCTCTACGCAGCGGGCCACACAGGGCGCTGCATCGCCTTTGCCCGTTTCCCCGGATTCAGCGCTAAGCGTATGGCAAACATCAGCCATGTTGCCGCGGCCATTACGCGCTATGCGAGTCTGGAAGCCGTAAGCCACTGCTGGTGGCGCGCCAGCATTAGCATGGCTTTCAGCATGCCCGCCTGCCCGTAAAGTTGGAGATATGCCCTCTACCGCATCCTGCCCGTAGTCTTTGGAAGAGAACGCCAATATGACATTCTCCTGCCCTTGATTGCATCCGATGGTATGAGCCAAGTTATTTAGTAGGTTTGGATCCTGTGTGCCGTGAATAACGCGCACTGCAATACTTTCATGGTCAGCGCCAGATTTAGCCCTTAATGCTGAAATCCCTTCAGCAAATGAGCCATGTCCATTAGAAGAGAAAGCCACGACAGGCGTACCACGCCCAGTACCATCTTCTGACGCATCATGACCTTCTGCTGTAAGGGTGTGGCTTACCTCGCCAGTAGCGCTCTGCACTGCAAACGTCTCTACGTCAAAATCATTGCGCTGGCCTTTTGCGGTCAGGCACGCGGCTACGTTAAGCGCACCTGAGCAGTTACCGCCGCCAAATGCTGAAATTAAGTGACCGGCTGCGGCGTGGGAGAAGTCAGGGCCACCGACTCCAGAGCCGTTAGCAGTAAGGGGGGCAACTGCCTGCCCCGTTTCTCTGCGCGGCGGAGAATCCCGGCGCACGCCGTCGAACTCAAGAAGTACTTCTGCGGGATCAACGTCGTTTCGAGCACTTGAGACAACGAACACACGGCGGCGGCGTTGGGCCACTCCGAAGTATTGGGCATCGAGCAGTCGCCAGGCGAGTTTGCGCTGTCGTCCAATAACACAACCAGACTTTGGCCACTTCGCCACATGCTTGCCGTCGCTTTTTTTCCATCGCCAGCCAAGGCCGTTTTTCCCTTGCTCAGGTCGTGGGCCTGGTTCAAACGCTTCATCTTCTCCAGCCATTCCGGCAAGGAAGTATCCAAAGGCGTTGTCGTCGGTGCTGAGGCTTCCCGGCACGTTTTCCCACAGGTGGACGGCTGGTGGTTCGCCGTTTGAGACTCGTTTTTCATCAATGGCATTCGCTAAATCTACATAGGCAAGGGTGAGTTGACCGCGAGGGTCGTCAAGGCTTTTACGGAGTCCGGCGATAGAGAACGCCTGGCACGGGGTGCCGCCAACCATCACAGCGGGGGCAAGGATAGAGCCAGCGCGAACGCCAGCGGCAATTTTGGTCATGTCGCCTAGGTTAGGGACGTCGGGATAGTGGTGTGCCAGCACGGCCGCGGGAAACTTTTCAATCTCCGCGAACCATGCCGCTTTCCATCCCAGCCCGTCCCACGCCACGCTGGCCGCTTCAATGCCGGAGCAAACGGAACCATAGGTGATCATCGCTTCGCCTCGCCGCCCAGCGCTTCCACCAGCCCGGAGAAGAAGCTGGAAAACTCAGACGTAAAGAGCAGAAAATCAGCCAGCATGCGTGCGCGCTGATCCTCGCGGTCGATATCATCATTCTGCTGGGTGAGCATGTCAGCGTACTTAATGCCCTTAATGCTCAGGTCATCGGATACGCGGCAGAAAATGCGCTCCTGCCAGTCCAGGCTAAGCTGCGTGACCAGCTTTCCGGCCTCAATGTGTGTACGCACTTCGTCGCTCAGCAAATCCTGTTTTTTGCAGCGGATTTTGCCGCCATCTTCCAGTATTGCCGCCAGTTCAGCCTCGTCGCCCAGCGCAAAACCGGCAGGCAGTTCTGCGGCGCGCAGCCATTCAGTCAGCGTCAGCTCAATAGGATCAGCGGCCATCATCGGAATAACCGGCAGTGAGCCGATGGTTTTGCGCAGTAGCGCCAGCATGTCTTCAGCAGATTTAGCGCTGGCCGCGTCAACGTAGATGCGGCTGTTAACGTTGTCGATCCAGATGTACGACTCAGAGCGCCGTGAAAAAGCACGCGGCAGAAGCACACACAGCGCCTCGTCTCTCAGACTTACCCTTTCACTGCGGCGCACCTTGCGCGCCTGCTCACGCTCAATTTTCTCCACTTTCTCGGCAACGTAATCATTGAGCGTTGCGACTGGCATGATTTTGGTTTCATGCTGACAGCACAGCAGGTACTGACCGTTCTCAGCCAGTAACATGCTGTCAGACGTCACATTGATCCAGCCTGATTTAGCCATGTCCTGCGCAGCACAGGGAGAAAACGCCATCGTCTGCAGCTGCTGGTCCAGTTCCTCCGCATCGAGCGGAATGTCCCGGTTCAGGCTGTAGGCCATGACGTTTTTAAAGAAGGGGGATTTCATTCAGAAATGTCTCAACTAAAAGAGTTAATACATTCTAAATAAATTTTTAGATTTAAGATAACCCTTACTGACTGAACTCGAATTGCGCCGCGGTTGCGCTGAACGCTCCGCCAGACTGGAACACGATTTTCCCGCCTATCTTAATAGTCAGATTGCCGCCGACGTCGATTACCAGATTGCCCGGTCCCAGCAGGTAAATATCCCCGCCCTCATTCATCCCGATCCGCGAACCGCTGGCCGTATTGGCAATCTCATACCCGCCACCAGCAGACCGGATCTCCAATAGGTTATTGCGGTGCGACACAAAATCCGTAGTCGGATTCAGGGAAGGGCGCGCTGGCGCGCCATCCACAGCTGGCGGCTCATACCCGCCACCCTGTCCGGAGGCTTCAGGCGCGACACTTGGCACGCCGCCTGGTGCCGACTGCGCCGCGCCGGTTATCAGCGGGCGTCGGGTATCCGGATTGCCGCGGCCGTCTTTGTACGGGAACTCTACCCATACCTGATCGCCCACGATACAAGGTACAAACGTGTTGCCGATCGGAAGCTGATACTCCGCCCAGGGGAGCGTATTTGCGTCCACGTCCGCCCACTGCGGAGTAAGGCGGATCTGCGCCCGCATGTGTCCCAGCGGGTCTTTTGTGGCCGTGATAATGGCACGCTGCTTACTCACTGATTTGGTACTCCTAAAATCATGCGCGTGGTGTAGCCAATCCGATCCTCATGGTGAATGACCGCAACGGCGATAAAGTTTTTCGGTAACGTTTCGTCTACTTGGTTTTCCGCGTCATAGCGGTGGATCTGCACGCCAATAACCATGCCTGCGGTGACGTCCGCGTTGCCGCTGACCTCAATATCCAGTTTGGGAACGATCACCCGCGCCATGTTTGTCAGCGTTGCCACGTCGGCGTCAGAAATGTATTTGACCGGCTTCGTCTTATCGCCCACGGCTACGTAGCCCTCTGTCATGGAATAGCCGACATACTGATAGTCCCGGCAGCTGGTGGCGGCGGCATCCTGATTGATGTTGCTCAGCTTGCTGATCGTGTAAGCCGCCTGGGGGTTGTTAGCCTCATAGACAAATGCTGCCTTTGTGCCTATTAGCTTTGCCATGTCCTTCATGCAGAACTTACCGCGGGCGCACCACACCAGCGCGCCATGATCGTCAGCTATCTGGCGCAGCACGCTGGACGGTTTCTCACCCATATTCAGGTGATAGGTCATCGCTTTGCGGAAGGCATCAGCCTCAATCGTCATTTTGCCCGCGAACTCTGCCATGACGTCACCCGGCTGGCGGTCGGCATACAACCGCACGCGAGCAGACGGGGTTTTGAGACGCTTCAGATCCGCTGACACGGCGATAATCCGCACCACGTCACCGCTGGCGGGCGCGGACGTCACGAAAAACGTCTCTGTGTACGCGCCGCGCTGCCCGGTCGGGTCGCCCAATTCTGCCACCAGCTCAGCGCCATACCGGGCGCCCATTTCGTCCACCAGCTTTCCGGCTGGATCGTGCGTCTCCAGTACCAGCAGCGGCGCAGTCAGCGACGTCTTCTCGATGTAAATCACGGACGTTATCCAGCTGCGCGGCATTTCCGCGCCATTAAGCAGGACCGACTGCAGGAAGTACTGCATAGGCTTGTTTTGCTGATCAGCCATCAGTTGCCTCCCGGTGCCAGCTGGGTGTCATAGCGGACGCTCCGGGCATCAACTTCATGCGCGGTCAGCACATCCACCATGACAATCAGCGACGCCTGGCAGGCGTAAATCCGATCCTGGGTGAACGGCGGCGACATATCGCTGAACATGATGGTTTTGGCGTCCTGAATGCTGCAGTTGATCTCAACGGGCCAGTGGACCAGCTTTTCCTGCGCCGTGAAGTTAGTGGTGAGCCGGGAGCGGAAGTTAGCGGCCAGCGTGTTGCACATCAGCGACAGCGTATCTTTGTCACTGGCAATCAGCGTGATGGAGTAATTGAGCGAGGCCTGTGTAGCCTCAATCTGGGCCAGCGGCATATCGCCTTGTGACGGGTCGGTAAACTGGCCCAGGTTGCGGTCTATCTCCTGGTCGTTGTTGTCATAGGTGATATCAAACCCGCGAGACAGGTTGATCAGCGGCAGGGCGTCGCGGTTCAGGTCTGGCATATCCGACGCCTTCACGCTGCGGCGCCCGGCGCCCGCCTGGCGCACGGCGCGCAGAAAATCCATGACGTCATCAAACTTGCCGACGAATACACGATCTTCCGGCTTTCGCGCCAGAAATGAGCTATAGCGCTGCTCATGCTCCCGCGGCTTGGTTATGACGGCGCTGCTGAATACGTCATTCAGCGCCTTCGCTACGGCGGCGTCGGCGGCAGTAAAACCGGTACTCTCCACTTTTCCAGTGCGTGTAGTCACCCATTCACGGGTGCGGGAAAGCAGCTGATTCATTCGATCCGTCCGTTGCTGGTGGTGTCAAAATTGCGGGCAGGAATGCAGTAGTAAAGCGATCCGACATTCTGCGTACCGAAGCCGTAAATGCGGTGAACGTACCACCAGCGGCGCGCCAGGTTGCCGCTGGCCATCTCTTCATTCCACTCAAGAATTGAGCCAACCGGCACACCTTCGGCGGCGATGCGCAGGATCAGCACGTCGTCAGTCAATCCGTCCTGTTCGCCATCGGCATCGAGCACCTGGAAACTTTCGCGCTCGTCCGGACAATCCACCACCGTGACAATGACCGGATCAGCATCTTCATAGCTCAGGTGACGCTGGTTGTTGTTGAGCTCGGTAAACGACGGCTGTTCAAAGCCGGTTTCATCGTCCACCTCGCCAACGTCGCGCATGTCCGGCAGGTATAGCAGCGCCTGAAACGCGCTGTAATCGCTCTCAATCGCTTTAATCCAGTCGCGGCGAACCATGTTGTTAAACGATGCGTGGCCCTTATAGCGCGGCTTTAGCGTCGTGCTCTGTTCGCGTGCCGCGAGGGTGTCCGGGAGCGGGGCGCTCAGCGGGTCATGATCCTCACTGCTATTATTGTTAGCGTCATCAGGACCGCCAGCGGTATCGCCATCGGGTGACGTGGCGGCGGTCGGCGCGGCGGCGTCCAGATCGATAACAGCGCTGCTGCTATCCGGCGTATCGACGGCGGAAGAGGGTTGCTCAGATTCACTGCTGGTGGCCTCGTTGATCGTCGGTGGATTGTCGGTCAGAAATTCGTCATACCGTCCCATTACTGATTACCTGCTTTTGTCTGGTTTTTTGCGTATTCAATAAACATCTTCTCGGCCTGGGCGCGGGGCGTGCCGCTCAGCACCAGGGCGTCAATAAACGTCTGGCGCTGGACCTTCGCCTGGTCTGCCAGCTGCTGACGCAGAAGGGCATTTTTGGCCTTTTCGTCCGCCAGCTGCGCCTGCTTCTTCGCGGCGCGGGTGCGCTGCGCTGCGGTCAGCTTCTTGGCACGGGTCAGCTGGCCGCGCAGTTTGTCGATCCGCCCGTCGTCGTTGTTCAGGCGCTTCGCCAGCGCGCCCATGCGCTTCTGATACTTCTCATGCTCACGCTTAACAGCGGCGACGTTCGTCTGTGAACTGCGGTTGCGGTTGAATTTCGCTTTGTCAGCGTCAGTGAAGTGCTCAGTGGTTTTGCGCGGATCGTCGCCATAGGCGTTGTTACTGGCGCTTTTATGCAGTGCCTGGCCGATGCGCACCTGCCATGAGGCGGATTGCAGACGGGTGAAGGCATGAATGACGTGCTTACAGGCGACGCCTTTCAGGTTCGGGTTTTTCTCTTTGGGGTAGGCGTACTCTTTTGGCGGGGCAAGGGCGAAGTTGCCTGCCGTGGCGATGTAGCGATACCAGTACTGGTGACGGCCACAATCGCAATCAAAAGAGACGCGGCCAGCGCAGAGTCGCTTGGCAATTTTGGCTGCGCTGTCTTTGGCATCGGTAATTTCCTCTATCAGCTGATCCCACTCTTCAAAGCGGAATTTCACACGGTGATGCTTATCGAGCGAGGCGGCGGACGCCTCCACGCTGACGGTCAGGACGTTATGTTTAAGCGTCGTGGGCGTGGCGCGCTTAATGCCGCTTCCGTCGTCTACCCGGTTGTTGGCGCGCTTAATGTCGATCTGCTGACTACCGGCCACCAGCTGCGCATACGTGATACCGGCCTGTGAAGAATTGAACTGCTGGCGGGCGCCGGCGCGATTTGCTTCAAACCCTTTCAGATCCTCTTTCGTGAAGAACGTGCCGGACTTCTTTTTGCCCAGGGCAATAATGTCGTCCAGCGCCTTGTTCTTCAGGGTCAGCGGGTTGAGCGTGCGCCGCGCTATGCGCCGGGATTTACGGCGGTCTTTATCAATCTGGTCAAAGACGCGGGAGAACTCTTTGGAGGAAAGCCCTGCCGTGTCGTAGCGCCCGGACCGGGTGCGGGCAAACGGAGTATCAGCCACTGATTAACTCCGGCTTGCCACCAGCAAAGTCGCGTATGCGTCCGCGCAGCCATGCCATATCCGGTAAAGAAAGCGTTTGGCCTGCTGGCAGCGGCTCCATTTCTGACTCTATTCCGCATAACAGACGGAACACCCAGCGCAGATCGTCATTACCTTCATAGGCGCGGTATGCCGCCAGGTCAGCGCGGAATATCTCGTCGAGACGGATGGTGTAGTCGCGGTTGTCTTCGTGGAATGAGGCGGATCGCTTGATCACTTCCTGATGGAAGAGGCTGCGTAGCACCACGTCACTGATCGAGCGATCGTCGAGGCGGTTATAACTCACAGGATACGTTCCTCGTCACTGATTCGCTTGCCGGTCAGCGACTCCGGCACGGCTTCAACGGCTTTGATTTTTTCATAGCCGATGATGCGTTTAAGCGAGTCCATTAGAGACGGCTCCGGCTCTGCGGTTGCGGCGGTCATGGCGTTGATATAATCCGCCGACGCCACGTTGTTGTAACCCACGGCGAAGCAGCACAGGATGGTCAGCACCTGCTCCGGGCGAATCTCGCGCCAGTTGATCCGGTAGACCTCTTCACCGCTGGCGTTGTACTCCACCTCAACGATGGAGTCGGGAATCTCAAATGCGCCCTTGTTCTCTGCTGGCAGCGCAATGTTGTCCTGCAGCAGGAGCTCGTTGTAACGCTCGATGCCAACAAGCACCGCTGCGCGCCCGTCGCTTCCCCGCGTTTTTAGTGAGATATGGTTGCCGCCTACTTCGTTGGCCACTTTGCCTGTGGCTTCATCCACCAGCACTTTAAAGCCCTGCTGACGCAGTGCCTCAACGAAGGGAGCAAGTTTGGCCAGCTGCTTTCGCATGCCCTTTGGCAGCGTCTGCGGCTTTGACATAACGAGTGTGTGATCTTCGTAAATGGCGGTGATCGCCATTGGCTGACTGGTTGAAAGGCTGATTACTGCAATTTTCTGTTTCACGTCTGTACCCCTGAAAAGGCGAAAGGCCGCATATAGCGGCCTCTCTGGCTTTTAACGTTCCCAACCGCGCGTTGCAGATTAGGTAAGTTGTCAAAAATTCCATCAGGGAACCGCTAACAGCTTGGGGCAACTGTAAGCGGTTTGTACTTTGCAAAGTTAGTGTCAATCAGTTTTTTCGCTAATTTTTTTTACATTCCGATCAATGTATTCGTGGATGCTATCAACAAATGCACGAATGTTAGCAATGCAAGAATTGACAAGAGCAAGGTCTATTCGAATTTCTTCGCCGTCGGTATTTTTCCCATTGCGATGAACAATGTCATGCCGCAGTGCCATTAGATCACGAATTATTTTATTATCATCACCGAACTCAGATGGGAATTTTTCACCAATAATATCTGTGTAAACTTTCGAAACCTTATCCATATTATGATAAAGAACATGAGTTAGATGGCCCATTATCGCATTATCTAAAATGTCCTTTGGATTTTTATCAAGTAGTATTGGAGCACTTATCTTTAGATTTTTAAGGTCATTTATCTCATTAATAGCATTACGTCTGAATGCCTCATATTGCATAGTTACAGACTTTATCATTTCGCTCAGGCATGACTCCATCAGCGTTACGGCATAGGAGAAACGCATCTTTAGATAAATAATGCTATTACCCGTTCTCATCTCTGATACACGCACTGACTCAAGCTCTTTAAGAAAATCTTTATATATTGCAGTATGTCTATGTTGTTTAGACCATTTAACATCCGTCAAATAGCTTTCCAGAGAACCATAATCAGCACTTTGCAATACCAGCATGCCGCTCATCATAGATTCAGCACCAACAAACATGTCTTCAATCTCACTTTTCGTAAGCGGCTTATAATTTTTATTTTCTTCTTCATTGCTCATTCTATATTCCTTCAAATTCCATTTATGGTTAATTCAGCCTGTCATATTGTAGACTGCTTAATCACGTTTTTAGGGAGTAAATGAATTATGTCAGCCAAATTATAGGCTTTAACCATCAATTCCTGCTCAGTGCCGTTATGCCGGGTGAACTCTGCCTTGCCGCCTGTAATGCCGTCCGCATGCACTGGTACCAGCCATGGAAAATCTGCGCGAACGTTATCGGGCGCGGCGTGCTGGTGGTGATAAATGCAAAGGGGCAGCTGCAGCAGATGTGCGCCGGGTTTAGTCCGGCCCTCAATGTGATGCAGGCTGATTAGCAACGACTCTTTCCCGTGTTGCAGGCAGGCAATACAGGGTAGTTTACCCAGTGCATCCATAACAGCGCGCTCGGCTGCGGTCGGTGCGCGTCCTTTAAGGCCTCTTCCTGACGCGCTAGCGCGTGTTTGCCGCTTCGCTGGCAGTGGTGTTGGCTTTTTCTCTTTCAGGCGCTCAGAGGCGTTTATAGCTCGTTCCAGTGCTTTGGTTCTTTGCTCTGCGATCCACTCCGGAGAGTTACGCTTTTCAATCTGTCTGGCAATCATCCTGCTGCTGGTGGCTTTCTGCTTTGCATACTGCTGCTGGCGAAACTCCGGGTCTGCCAGTTTAGCTGCGTGTTTTTCACGTTGACGTTGCTGTGCTTTTGCCTGCTTCTCCCTTGCGGCCTGATAATCCATATTTTCCATGATTTAACCAAATCTAAATTATTTTTTAGATTGTTGATCACCTCCTGGATTCTGTAAAGCAATATGAAATTGTCCACTGGTAATAGAGACAGCCTAATCAGTTCGCAAAGTTATCCACTTATCCACTGAATAGATCATATAAATCGATCCTATATAGATCCTATTTAGATCAAAGAAGATCACTGATGCTGTAATTTTATGATTTTAAATGAAAATATCATGTTTTGCGTTGCTGGTTTCATGGTAAGCGTTGTTGGTTTCATGGTAAATGTTGCTGGATTCATGGTGAATGTTGTTGGTTTCATGGTAGGGTGTTGCTGGTTTCATGGTAGGACAGCGAATTACCCACATTGACCGACAAAAGGTTCTTTCGATGGAAAATGACGAAGAAATCAAGACGATAGGCGATGCTCTGGTGTACAGCGCTGAGCAGGAAGCTAAAAGTTATACACTGACGCCTACAGCAAATCGGACTGTGCAGCCGATAGCGTTAATGCGTTTGGGTGTATTCGTGCCTGCCGTTCGCAATAAGCCTCAGCGTGGTAATGCTACTATTGATGCTTCTGAAGACTTCGGCCAGCTTGAGATAGCGAAAGCTGAGGGCTACACCAATATCATGATTAAGGGCAGCAGGCTTGATATGAGCACTGACTTTAAGACGTGGATTGGTGCTATCCGGGCATTCAGCAAGTATGGCGCTGATAGCAACCGCATTAAGCTACCGTTTACCGAATTTGCAAAGCTCTGTGGGATTGCTGTCGATGATATCAACCAGCGTTCGCGTGATCGATTCTTCAATTCATTTCTAAGACTGGCTTCACTTGTTGTCTCGTTCAAAAACAAAGACGGTAGCAAAGCGACGATAACGCACCTGCTTAATAGCGCCCATTTTGATACCGAGAAAGACATTATCACTCTGGAAGGGGATTCCCGGCTATGGGAGCTTTATGCCTTTGATCACAAGGTATTACTCCAGCTAAAGGCTATCCAGGCATTGCCGCGTAAAGAGTCGGCCCAGGCGCTCTATGTTTACATCGAGAGCCTGCCTACCGGCTTCCTGCAGGTGTCGTTAGAGCGCCTTCGTGATCGCCTCAATCTGAACTCCACTATCAGCACACAGAACAACGTTGTCCGTAAAGCCATGAAAGAGCTGGCTGACATTGGATACCTGTCGTTCACGGAAGTTAAGAAGAATGGCGTGGTCTACTTCCAAATTCATTCACGAAAGCCTGACCTCCTGCCAAACAAAGAATAATCATTGCTGGTTTCATGGTAGACATTGTTGGTTTCATGGAAGTATTGCTGGAATACCGGCGATTAATGCTGGTGGCCGTTTAAATCAGAGTGTTTTTTACTCGAAAGCCGCCTGTTACCATGAAACCAACAACATTTACTGTGAGTTAGCCAACGATTTGCCATGAATCCAGCAATGCCAGCCATTGACTCACAAGCACTCACCATGAAACCAGCAACCTCGCGATCACAGTAGCAATGCGAGACTATTGCCATAAAGAAAGCAGTGAATGAGTGCAGGTCAGGCTTAATGGTGTATGTTGCTGGGTTCATGGTGGTGTTGCTGGTTTCATGGTAAATCCACCAGCTACGGTAGGTGTTAGGCTGAATTTCCGATTCATAGAGGCTCTTTGCCATGAACAGAGCAACATTGGCGGGTATGGCGTGCTGATTACCATGAATCTGACAACATGGCGCACATGGCATAAAAAAGCCGCCCGAAGGCGGCTTGATTTATTTGCCGTGATTAACGGTGATCTGGGTATTGATGTTGGTCGTAACTGACCAGCCAGCATTACCAGAAGCCGCAACCACTCCTGCAAGTGCCAATAGTACTGGCACAGACAGGGAGACGATCTTTAATCGACTCATAAGGCCTTTCCTCTGCAGTTCCGCTGACGAAGAACGCTACCGGCGACGTTCTTGCGTCAGACCCGCAGAGACACTTGAGCAAAGTAGTCGTCCACGAGCTTTACAGAATTTAGATGGCCACGCCAATCGTTCACCGGTGCCAGGAGTGGAGTGCCTGGTGACGTGGAACCTAGTTATCATTACTCACAAATTTTATTGATCAAATAAAAATCTTTCACTTTTTGGCTCAAAAACCGCTTGCAATGGTTCTTTTGCTTAAAAAGTAGCCATATTTAAATTAAAAATTCTATTTAAAGTTATGATATGGCTGTTTTAATTACTATAAAAATGCTAATTCAAAAGTTCCTTAAGATGTTCCAATAGAAGCTACTGCTTCGAAGATACCTTTAAATTTTTAAAAGGATTATTGAATCTACTACTCTCATGCGTATACTGACCGTGAGCAAAGTAGTCGTCCGCGGGATTGAAATTATATTTCGCCGGTGAGCAGAGAACTTCTTAAAAGTCTTCTGCAACAGAATGATGGGTGGAGCCAACGTTCTGTTTCACTTTGAAAAAAAGCCGCCTTCGGGCGGTTTTTTTGTATCTGCGGTAAGCATACCTAAGCAATTATCAAACTTCTTGCCCTTTTCGTCAGTCCTGTCTTTTTCTGGAGATTGCTACACAAAAGCTCAGTCAGCACGCCACCAGCAGAAGAATGCTACCACAGTTGAACGAGCGAATTGTCCCGCAAATGTAAATGCGGATAACGCCCAAAGTCTGACCCGTCAGGCAACGATCAGCGCATCGTACCTGTATTTTCATCCAGCCAGAAAATCCAACCGATAAAGAGCCAAATTTTCCGCCTCACCCCTTCATGTTGTGTCTTGTCAAAATCATAAATGCAGTGGTTCTTCTCGCGCAAGCCCACCAGATATAGTGTTTTGCAAAACGCACATAGATTGAAGGGAGCAAGTCAGCAACGCTGGGCCTTGCGGCCCAGAAAATTCTTTTGTAAATGTCGCAGGCCAGAAAAGTGACAAAATAGTCGAGAAGGAGGCCGTGCAAGCAATATAAGCATGGCTTGCGCAAGCAGAGGTAAAGCGTGGGGATATGACGAGTTCTTAGATATTGTGTTTCAGCAGAGCGAAGAGCATTGGTCTGCTATCAATAGTGTTTCCCTTCAGGTCTTTACATACCCAATTCTTTTTTAGGAACGTGATATAGCAGTCAGTGCGATTTATCCGTAACGGCTCGGCTCTACCAGCTTCCACAAAGCCTTTTGCCTTCCAGTAACCGCGCATTTTGTCCAATTCGATCTGCTTTAAACCTAAGTTCATAAGTGAAAAATTCATAAAATTTTAGAATGTACTTATTCTTATATGAAATCGCCCACTGGTCAATTCCATACTTCTAAACTTATACTGTATTTTTATACAGTTAAAAGGAGGGGCTATTATGCGCTTAGAAATAATTGCAATACCGGATGAAGCCGCGCCACGACAGGCTTTCAGACAATTTCTTGAGACAGTGGCAGCGGGTTTTCCGTCGCCAGCAATAGGATATGAAGACACACCTTTGGACCTGAACGAGTATTGCGTCAGGGCCAAAACAGCGACTTACTTCGTCCGCTGTGAGGGTGAGTCAATGATCGGGGCCGGTATTTTTGACGGCGATTTGCTGGTGGTGGATAAATCGAAGGCGGCGGCAGACGGGCAGATCGTGATTGCCTCAGTAGATGGGGAGTTTACGGTAAAAAAGCTGCAACTGAGGCCGGTGCCGATGCTGCTGGCCATGAATCCGCGCTATAAGCCGATCCCGATAGAACCTGATGCACTGGAAATATGGGGGGTGGTTACTTATGTGATCCACCGTACTGACAATGTTCCTGCACAGTGACGTTAATGCTTTTTACGTGTCGGCAGAGCTGGCATTCAGGCCGGACCTGTACGGGCGTCCTATCGTGGTGGCGACGAATAACGACGGCTGTATTGCGGCACTTAACCGTGAGGCGAAAAATGTGGGCCTGAAGCGGGGCGATCCGCTGTTTAAAATACGCGATACCATCCGGCGCTACGGCGTAGTGGTGTTCAGCAGCAACTACACGCTCTATGACGCATTCAGTAAGCGTTTTCATACGATAGTGGGCGAGTATGTCCCGAATCTGGAAGCGTACTCGATTGATGAGGTGTTTGGCTCACTGGACGGCATGGAGAAGCTGGTGGACTTCCAGACATTCGGGGAGGAGATCAGGCGTACTGTTATCCAGCACACCACGATGAAGTGTGGCATAGGGATAGCGGAGACTAAGACGCTGTGTAAAGTTGCTACGCATGCAGCAAAGACCTGGCCTAAAACAGGTGGCGTGGTAGTTCTGACTGACCCGAAACGGCGCGACAAGCTGCTATCGCTGCTCGACGTCTCTGAGACGTGGGGCGTTGGCAGAAAGATTGGTGCCAGGCTGCAGCTGATGAACATCAAAACCATGCTCGACCTTGCCCGTGCTGACACAACCATGATCCGCAAAAACTTCAACGTTATGCTGGAGCGCACCGTCCGGGAGCTGCGCGGCGAACGCTGTTTCGAGCTCGAAGAGAATCCGCCGACTAAACAGCAGATCGTGGTAAGCCGTTCGTTCGGCAAACGCCTCACCAGCTTGGATGAAGTAAGTAACGCGGTCTGCTTCTTTGCCACCAGCGCCGGTGAAAAGCTGCGGCGTGAAAAGCAGTACTGCCGGAATATCACCGTATTCATTCAGACCAGCAAACACGATCCGCGCCGCCCGTATTACTCACGCGGTGCCAGCCATTCGTTTACGACGGCCACACAGGACTCACGCGATCTGATTGATGCTGCCGTGCGCGGCCTCAGAGCTATCTGGCGTGACGGCTATGAATATGCGAAGGCCGGGGTGATGCTGGGAGAGTTTTGCGGTTCAGAGCAGCAGCTGAATCTGTTTGACGAGTCACCGCCGCGCCCTGGCAGCGATAAGTTGATGGCCGTGATGGATAAGCTGAACAGTTACCAGCGTGGCACGCTGTTTATTGCCGGTCAGGGCGTTAACCCGGCCTATCAGATGAAGCGGGAAATGTTATCTCCGCGTTATTTGACCCGTTGGGAAGAGTTACCCGTCGTAAAGATGAAGTAATTTGTGATAAGTACATAATTAACATGAATTTAGGTTAAGTATAATTGCAGGATAGTTAGTGCCACTAATTTTAGCAGGTGAGCTGATTACTTGTTGATCAACCCTTAGAGTGTGCATAAAATCAGAAAAAACCGAAAACGCACAAATGAATGAAATGCGTTAACTTTTCCTGGCTTGGAGTTGTATGGATATGACTGACATAGCAAACTTTGCTTTTGACTTAATGGTGCTTTTCTTTGCTTTTCTGGCACTGGTGTCTGTAGTGACTTTGTGCGGATTGCCCGCAATTTTCCGAGCATTTGACGCCTACATAGCAAAATTAAACTCGCTCAACTGAACTGAAGATATACCCCCCGCATTAAATTCATTTTCTCCCCTGATGATCAGCTGGTTGCACCTAAAGCCAGCTGATCTCAGTTATGCCTGAAAATAAAGATTAAGATTAAATTTAAAAAAAATTTAGAATGTCATAAACTGAAATCCGAAATTAACCACTGGATTACAGAGTATGCAAGGTACTGCCAAACCCCTTAATCTAAGCCAGCCGTTCCTCATCAGTGCTTTAATCGCTGAAATCGCAAGACTTCACCCAAGAGCCAGCCTTAGTAATGCCCAGTTCAGCGCCATTGTCGAAGCTGCTAATCATGTAGTTATTGCCTTTAGCCGTGATAGTGGTGATGCCTGATGACTGATCGCTTTTACATGATCTGTACCAGGGATACGGTAGGCAGTAATGCCTCTTTCTGGTGCCAGAACGGTCACGGTTACAACACCAGCCTCGATAAAGCACACATCTATACCCTGGCAGAAGCACAAAGCCGCTGGAATACGGGCCGGAATATCGATCAGCCTGTTTGTGCTGACCGTGTTGATGCGCTGGCCGTCTTTCACGTTGACCACCAGCACGTACCCGGTGAATCGGTAATTGAACCGGGTTGCAGTCAATATGTGGCCTTTCAGAAAGGGCGCTGGGACGGCAATGACCTGTATTGGCTGCTCAATAGCGACCTGCCGACGACAGACTTCACAAATGCGACCATCTTCGATAAGCCTGGCGACACGGCTGATCTGGTCTGGCTACCATTTACCACCGCTGACGCGGTAAAGCGCCGCACGTTCCCTATAGCGATGCTCGATCATCGCCGCATGGTGCAGGGCGCAGGGTTACGAGTACCTGCACATATCCAGCGCGCACGCCGCCGCAAGCCAGGCACGGGTAAGACCCGCTTCAACTGCCCGAATTGCGGCCGCATCCACTGGCAATTAAATCCCTATGACTTTGAAGGCTGCGCTGACTGGCAGTGTGAAGGGGCGCGGAAGCATGGATAAGGCAGTATTAGACATGTGTTGTGGCCCACGCATGATGTGGTTCGATAAAGCCGATCCCCGCGTGCTGTATTCCGACATTCGGGAAGAGACCCACCAGCTACCTGATCGGGAGCTGGTTATCAGCCCTGACGTAATTGCCGACTTCCGATCGCTGCCTTTCCCGGATAACTCTTTTTATGTGATTGCCTTTGATCCACCGCACCTGGAGCGGGCAGGCGAGAAGGGCTGGCAGCGCCTTAAATACGGGGTGCTTAATCGCGGGACATGGCGCGATGATCTGCGCGCTGGTTTTACTGAAGCCTTCCGCGTACTGCGCCCGAACGGCCTGCTGATTTTTAAATGGAATGAAACGCAGATCCGGGCGCGGGACATTCTGGCGCTGACTGACCAGAAACCCCTGTTTGGCCACATCAGTGGGAAGCGTGGCTTAACGCACTGGTTTACCTTTATCAAAGACGGAGAGCAGCAATGAACCTGCGCAAATTCTTCCGGCTTAAAGCGCCATGCGCTAACTGCCCGTTCTTAAAAGCTGGTGGCATCGAGCTGAACCCCGGACGCCTGGAGGGCATTAAATCGCACCTGCTGCGTGACGATTATTCCTCCTTCTACTGCCACAAAACTACGCATCTGACAGGCGGAGAAGAGGATGAAGACGGGGAGGGTTACAACCCTTCCGGCAGAGAGGCACATTGTGCCGGCGCAGTAGCGTTTTTACTTTCCCGCGGCCGTAGCAATATCGCTATGCGCCTGGCCTTTATTGAAGGGCTGATTACACCGGCTGACTTTGCACCTGCGATCAATGTGATCGCCACCGATGACTGAGGACTACCGCCATGATTAACGATCGCGTCACTGACAAAGAGCTGGAAATGTTCGCCGCTGAACCGCAGAACAACCTGGCGTTTGCGCCTAATCATGCGCTGGCGCAGAAAATGGCCATAGAGCTGCTGGCGTTTCGTCGCACCGGTTCGGAGCTGGTGGAGGTGGCAAGGGCTGGGCTGGATTATATCAACGCAATACCGGCTGATATCGCTGATGGGTTTGACACAATGCCGGGTTTTAGTCGTGATTGGGCTGAGGAAACAATAAGTGAAGTGAGGCAGTTGGTGCTGACCGGCGAACCGCGAGAATAGTTACCGCTGGTGTGCGCGATCACATGGTGCGCCACCAGCGACAGGAAAGTAATTTCAGGCGTGAGCAGCGCGGCGACGTTCGATCAGCCGGGTAGCGATAGACTCCACTTCTGCAAAGTCTTTTGAGGCGCTGGCTCTTAGCGCCAGATTCCACTTACTGAGTGTGCGGGCGTTAGCGGCCAGTTCACTGCCTGCCTTAAGTCGCCCGTTCTCTGCCAGCCATTGTGCAACGTCAGCCCAATCCCAAAGCGGTGACTGGCCTTTAATGCGCTGAATAGGGCAAGGAAAATCACCGTTACCGCGTGTGCCGTCTTTCAGCATAGCGATGGCCTGGCGGGACATTTCAGAGAGATCTGCAATGTCACTTAACCCAACTAATGCAGAATCCACAGACGTTACTGTAGCGCCAATACCGGCAGACTCTACGTTATCAATTGCTGACGCAATGGCATCGTCCAGCGAGTCCGCTTCACGATCAAATTCCAGATAAACAGAACGGCCATATGCGCAGATCAGCGCATCATCACAGCCGCTTTCAAACAGCGCATCTTCCAGTCCTTCGGTCTCATACGTTACGCCTGAGAGTGTCAGAGTGAAGTTATAAAGCGCCATAGTACCTCTTCTTTTTCGTTAGTTTTGTGACTCGGTAAAGAGTGGTTTTAACCACCCTTTACCGCGCAAAATTAAGTGCAGCTTTTTACCTTGCTCTCAATCCGCTTGGCGTGGTTCTCCGGACTTTTCGGAGTTGACCACACACTCATATAGTGATCTCGGTGTTCACTTCCTGGATTACCACAACGCAGCTTGCAAAAGCAGTGGGCTGAATCGCCCGGTGGAACCCAAACCCAGCCGTTTTCTAAAGCAAGTTCAATGGCCGCTTGAATATGCTTGTTCGGATGTCTCTTTTTCATTCGCCTCCGAGTAATACTATTCTATTCTTTGTGTTGACATCCGTCAACGGCGATTAAAATTCATCCGTTGATGCCCGCACCCCTAACTACCTAATCACGTACTGTCTACGGCCAGCCCGGACTAAACATAAGATAATCTATTTTGCTTGTATTGACAAGCAAAAATCCTGTCTGTATATTGCACCTCATGGCGCTGCTTTAGCGTCACCGCCCTGGCGGCTCCAGGCACTAAGGAATAATTTCATGTCTATCTCTTCAATGACCGCTACCGCTGCTATCCAGCACATGTCTTACACCCTCACTGGCCTGATCGAGCAGAGCAATAAGCCTGGTTTTGTCTCAGCTGAAGCCTATGCGGATATCAAAACCAATTACGAGCTGATTGCCACCAGCTGCACCGACCTGGCGACCGTTGTCTGGCTGCGTAACCACCTCTGCTTTGGCTACATTGGCGATGAATACACCTTTGAAGAGATCAACCTGGGCTACCTTGACCACTTCAACTTCATCCTTAAATCAGGCTGGCGTCCAGGCACCGCACCAGCGCACAAGATGACGCTTAACAACATGTTTGAGCTGGCCTGGTGGGAACCTCAACAGATCGCGGTGACAGCGCACACTGCGGATACCGTTACCGGCACAGCCACCATGACAGATACCGAAGGCGAATATCAGATAGCCTTTGAATGGCAGATGCAGATGGGGGAAAAGGCAGAGCAATATAACCTGCCATTCATGGTAAACATTACGACAGCGCGGTTTACGCTGCCATATGAGTTCTCACTGTATGAGTGCGATGGAAGCCCGCTCGATGCGCTGGAAGCCATTCAGGAAATGGATTGCGCCCTGGGATTCTGCATCGAGTTTTTCACCGATGTTTACGACAAATATGCCCCGGCAGAAGGGGCAGTTAACCGAGGCTAATTATGACCGATAAAGCACGCGATCCACGGGCTTTAAACTCAGTTAAACGAGCCGCCCCTGCGACGGCTCAGATTCAGATGCGCGTTGTTCCTGAAGTTAAAAACCGCTATGTCGTGCAGGCACGGCGGGAAGGGATGAAGCTGTCAGAGTGGATTCAGCATCACCTTGATGCGGTTTGCCAGTCGGCAGTTGACGCAAAGCTACAGGATAAGAACACCAGTGATTAAACAGGAAATCAGGGCGCTGTTTCTGGCGCACGGCTTCAAAATGCAGCAGCAGCCTGATGGAAGTACAGATTTAGATCCCGCTTGCTACAGCGTCGCTCAGGCGCTTGCAGAGCGATTCAGTGATATTTACGGGCAACCGGCAGGGATTGTTGAGATCGCCGCTGGTGGTGGCGCAGAGGGGCGCACGGTGGCGCTGTTTCACGATAAGGCGGCAAGCATTGAGTTTCCGACCTATATCATGCGCAAGCCGTCGAAAACCTCCGCGCTGGCCACCAGCAAAAATCCGGTATCCGGGCGCTGATGGACGACCGGCTAAGTCAGTACGGCTGGATCTCTTTTGAGGGCTGGCCGGACAGTGAAGTTCACGACTATCTCACGACGAAATGCGGCATCATCCACGCCCGCAAGTTACCCGATGGCAGCTGGACCGGCCTTCTGCGCCTTCTGTATACGCTCAGCGTCTGCATGGGGATCACGCCAACGGACGTGTATCAGTATCGCTGGTGCTTCGAAGACCCGGAAGAGGCGGTGTATCTGTACAAAAATGCCGTGGAAGTAGACGAGATACCGGAGCGCCGGGAGTCGCTGGTTGGCCACCGGCACACTACCGGCATGCCGCTTTACGTTGAGTTTGATCAGCTGGGCCTGCCAAAATGGCGTTAACACCTCTCACTGACTGGCCACCAGCTATCCGGCTGGTGGCCGGTTAACAATTCAAGCAAATCAGAACGGCAGAAAATGGAAATCAGGATCAAATGTCCGCACTGCGGCTCAGCAAGCGTTAAGAGCAGTAGGGCTGTCTATGAGCAGGGAACCTCAAACACGCGCAGCGTCAGCCACACAGGGTGGATATCGAATCGCGGATCGGGTGGAAGCAGGCGGCAGGGCAGATCAACGCGTCAGTCGGTTGCTGCTTCGCGTAATGCACCAGCTGGCGGAAAGCTGGAGGTGCTTACGTTTGTCGGCTCGTTCCTCCTGTCTGCCTGGCTGATACTTGATATACCGGCAACCACAGTCGCAGGTTCGGCAATAGCAGGCCTAATCATCGCATTACTGATAACCGCGCTGGTGGCTCACCTCAACCGGCATAACCGGCGCAGGGCGCGTGAGAACTACAACAGGCAGTGGTATTGCAGTAAATGCGGCGACACGTTCTTACGCGATAATTTTGCCAGCGCATAATCTGACGCGGCTGGTGTATTAGTGGGTAATTCCGATCAGTACCGGGGCCACTAGCCCGCAGGAATAAAAGATCCACTTAAAGCAGACGTTACCCGCGCTTGCATGGCGGTTGCCCTAAGCCGCCAGCATCCCTAAAATGCGCCCTTCTTTACGCTATACAGACAATTTTTAAACGGACTTATGACACAACAACTCAAATCTATTCAGGCGCTGCGCGGGCTTGCCTGCCTCGCCGTCGTTACCTTCCATTTCCGCTACCAGATACAGGCGGACTACCCGGCATTTACCAAACTGCTTTCAACCGGCGTTATTGGTGTGGATCTGTTTTTCATCCTCAGTGGCTTTGTTATCACGCTCTCTGTATCGCGCATGGGTACTGGATTCGCTTCAGCGGGCGAGTTCCTGAAGCGCCGTGCGTTGCGCCTGCTGCCAGCCTATTTCATTCTGCTGCTGATCTACTTTCTGTTAAGCGGAGCAATGGCGACGTTTCACTATGCTGATAAGACGCAGGAGCTGATTAGCGCGGCGACTCTATCCGTTTACCTGCCGCATAACGCGCCGTTTTACGTGAACGACAGCGGGTTTATGGGCGTGCGCTGGACGCTCAACTATGAGTTTCTGTTTTACCTGATGATGGCTGTTTGCCTGCTGGTGCGCGCACGCTGGGTGGCGCTGGCCGCAATGCTGGGCGCGGTGCTGGTGGCAGTACCGATGGCAGCAGGCCACCAGCCGACATTGCTGGTGAGCGGATATGACATGGGTTACGCCTACCTGAACCTGATGACGAACCCGATTATCTGGCAGTTCGCTGCAGGCGTGCTGATTGGTCTGGTTTACCCGCACATGGCGCGCCTGCCGGTTGCCATGCGGGTGCCGTTCCTGCTGGCTGCAGTTGCCCTGTTTGTGCAGCACATTATCAGCTACCAGAATATAGGGCATGGTCTGATGGCGTCCGGTACCGTACTGGCACTGCTGCTGGCCGCTGTGGCGTTCAACGACAGCTGGTTAGGGCGCATCACGCCGCGCTGGCTGGTGTTCCTGGGGGATATTTCTTTCTCTGTATATCTGATCCATATCTTGGCCAAAGCCCGGTTAGCAAAATCATTCACGGATCAGGGTATGGCGTTCTTCGTGTGTAACGTCCTGCTGGCGCTGCTGCTGGGCTGGCTTAGCTACCGTTATATTGAGCCAATCGGACAGAAGATTGCGCGCCGACGCAGAGAGAAAGCGCTCCGTACCGCAAGCAACGATACATAGCCCGCAACCCTCTATCAAGCCCGCATCAAGCGGGCTTTTAACAGCCTTACAATCTCACCAGCTTGCTACAAACATTACTGATAACGGCGCTGGTGGCGCAGCTCAACCGGCGCAGGGCGCGGGATTGTTACGGATATCACAAACCGCTTATCCTGGCCGTCACACTGACTCAGAGGCCACCAGCATGACCATTCCAACCGACTTACAATCCCTTGCCGTAAATGCGGCCGCATCGTCAGAACCAGCGATCGCCGGCGAATTAATCCTGAACGCCGGCGCAGCATTTTCTCTGCCAATTATTCCGGCGCCGCTGGTGGTGTCGTTTTACGGCACAGACGGCACGCGGGCGCAGCTTACAGTGAATAAGGGCAGGGTGACGTTTGAAGGCGATCCCGACGCTGCAGCAGAAATGTTTATCGAGGCAGTAACACGAAAGCATGCGCAGCAGTGGGGCGCACAGCAGGAACGGCTGGAGGAAGCAGAAGCCCAGCTGACGGCATACTCACACCATAACGGCCTGATGATGCTCTCACAAAGGCTGGTGGACGTTGAGAAGGAACGCGACACACTGCAAATGGAGGTTGATCGGCTGCGGGAAAGCGGAGGCGTTCACTGTAATCAGTGCTTAAACTGTAGTAAGTAACAGGCGGCTACTGACAGACATAACAAACCCGCCGAAGCGGGTTTGTTATCGTGATACTACTAAAACTATATGGCTGCAGCTTCTTATCTCAAATTTATATCGCACCCAGCGCGTCAATTGGAATTGATGCGGCTGGACTGCATTTAGATCCCACGGGATAAAACCGTTAACGCCAATACCCTTGTCGCCAAGTTCCTGAATGTACTGATGCCTGGCACAATCATAAATGTCTACCCTACCTACTACGTTCCGAATCGTTCCAGCCCACAAAGCAGCACCATACTCAGTCTGAGCGTTATCGCAGACCAGAAGCCCATGAATCAGAACAAACTGGCGATAGATTTGGCCTGCTAAACCGGCACCCGCTCTCTGAGGTGCTACATAAGCGCCGCGGATCTGTATGCCTGATACCGGCTGCTGGTTTGGGTCCAGTATTTGGATAGGGTCATACGCGAATCGTGCAACCACAACGTATGGATGTACATCTTCCATTCCAAGTTGGATGATCTGGCGTACTACTTCTTCGTCACTTTCATCATTCTCACGTAACCTATCAATTTCATCTTCGATAAAGTCCGGCGAGTGAAATGCCAGTTGATGTACTTCCGCAACATAGCCGTACTCTGCACCTACATAAGCCTTCTCAACAATACGATAAATAGTCGTATCATCAGGAATAATGAAATCATAAGTCATACAATGAGAAACCCCGTCAAATGACGGGGCTTTAGATAAATCCTTAGCGTAGTTTCCGCTATTTACAGTAGGTGCCATTCCTTTACGCCATCCCGATTCATATCAGTGCTAACGAGAACTTTGGTACTGAACTTATCTTTCATGAAGTGAGCAATTGACTTCTCAATCATGTGAAGTATTTCTTCGTTGATTCGCAGGTTTGGATACTGTTTTTTTGGCTTCACAGTAAAGCGAACCTTGTTGTCGCGAATGGCCAGTTCAGCAAGAGGCTTAACTACCTCTGTGTCCTGAGCACGCATAACATCGCTTAACAGGGTTACGATGAAATGCTGAGATTCTTTGTGGGTACGGCTAAGCATGCTGCGCACTTCAACAGTGTCAGAAAATAGTGAACGTGATTCAATCGTGTCAATAACACGAGTGTTATCATTAATTGTGTGAATTGAACGTTCGCTTTTCGCTCTTGCTTCGCTATGTAACATTTTTCCACCTTAGCCGGGATACATGTATCACCAGGCAGCTCGTTTATGTGAGCCAATCAAGTCGGTTGACGACATCGTCAACTGTCCACTAAATCTACGTAATAGAACTCTATTACGCAAAGCGAAAAGTGCTAAATCCCTTTTAAACACTGGGAAAATGCCGTTTTCGGACTGTGGCAAATCACTACCGAAGGGTGGTCATAGGTTAGCCACCAGCAGCAAAAAAAAACCTGTCAAAGAAGACTTCGCTGCCGTAATTTCGACCGTAAATTACATTACTTTATAGCTGGGATATCTTTTAATCGTGTGGTGTACCGAGGCGACAGCATTTCACGTTTCATTTGCCACGCGCTGTCTTGCTCCCCCTGTCCTGCGAAGAATACTTTCCCCCTACCGGAGCGATTGATAGCATCCAGCGCGGCCATTAGCGCGTCAGCGTTAGCTCGCGGCTGCTGCTCACTGAACATGTCAAACTGTGCCACACCTGACTGGTAAAAATCCCCCAGCATGACGCCTGCTTTTGCATACCGGTAGCCGTCGCGCCAGATGGTGCTCAGCCCGCGTAAGGCAGATTCAATAATGTCCCGCGTATCGCTGGTGGGATAGTCGCAGACACATGATGCCGTATTCGAATACTGCGGATCATCCGCGTGCCTTGCAGTAGAAATTGATACGCCAATATGACGGCAACGTGAGTTTTGCTCTCTCAGCTTTTCTGCCGCACGGGTGGCATACAGTGTGACAGCTTGCTTCATGTCTTCCAGCTCTGTGATCCTCTCGCCAAATGACCTGGAGTTTAAAATGTTCTGCTTTGGCGGCGGGGCGTCTTCCAGTGCAATGCAGGATTCACCATTGAGCTCGCGGGTAGTGCGCTCAACGATGACGTCAAAGTTTTTCCGGATCATGCTTATGTTGCTGTCAGCAAGCTGTAAAGCCGTATTGATACCCAGCTGATACATGCGCTTGGTAATGCGCGGGCCGATACCCCATATATCGCTGACGTCGGTCAGGTGCAGTAGTTTTCGCTGCCGGGTTCGGCTCGACAGATCAACCACGCCTTTTGTTTGCGTCCATTTCTTCGCAGCATTGTTGGCTAATTTGGCCAGCGTCTTCGTTGGGCCAAATCCTACGCCGATAATCAGCCCGGTTTCACGCCGGACGCGCTCACGCATCTGCTGTCCGAACGTCTCAAGGGGGATCACATTGCTAATGCCGGTGACGTCCAGAAATGACTCATCTATGGAGTAAACCTCCTGTCCAGCCGCCATCTCTCCCAGGATGGCCATCATGCGTGCAGATAGATCGCCGTACAGCTCGTAATTGGAACTGAACACATGCACGCCATTCTGTCTGAAAAAACGCTCATTCAGAAACAGCGGCGCCGCCATCTTGATCCCCAGGCGCTTTGCCTCCGCCGAACGTGCGATCACACAGCCGTCATTGTTCGAAACGACGACAATGGGCTTACCGCGCAGATCGGGCCTGAACACGGTTTCACAGGAGGCATAGAAGTTATTGGCATCGGCCAGCGCGAACATGCTTACTCTCCAGCGGGTCCGTTAAAGCCGATCCCGGCCACATCCGTTAAGGCATAAGCCACTACACCCCACACAGGAAGCGCTTGGCTCACATCGAGCAGCGTTACAGTCTCGTCCGCATCCAGCGCTTGTAGAGCGGGAACCGGATTGAGCAGTAACCGCCTTAGCGTCAGCTCGCCGTCAAACTCCGCCACGATAAGCTGGCCGTGTGCCGGCGTCAGGGCGCGATCGATGGCCAGCACGGACCCTTTGACGATCCCGGTGCCAGGGCAGTCGGACTCGCTGCGCATCAGATAGGTTGAGTAAGGGGAAAGATATACCAAATCGCCCAGGTTCAGGCGCGTTTCAGTGTAGTTCTGGGCGGGGCTCTGAAAGGCCATTGCAATGCTCCATTCTCATCTGCGCTATATAGCTCCTGACATGAGTATAAGACGCAACAGACGTTATGCCTGCCGCGTATCAACAGGCATAAAAAAAGCCCCGGTTAAGGGGCTTTGGAGAGCAAAGGCTAATGGCAACATCAAGCAAGAAGCATCCGGTATGTAAATTACCAAACCCTTAGATTTATACAAGCTATTTCAGCGCCAACCTGAAACACTTTAACCCGCTAATTCTGGCAGGTATTAACGCCTTTTATTCCGCTTTCTGCGGTTCTGCCGTTGCCGCTGTGGCCACCAGCTCCGGCTCAGGCTGTGGGACGTCGGCTTTCATCTTTGCCAGCAGGATAGTGCGCTGTAGTTGCGCCTTTTCGGTAGCCTCTTTCACCATGTCTTCATCCAGCCCGACAACTGCGTATTTATCGAGGCCTTCAACACGGAACAGGTTCGTTTCCGGCACCAGCTGCTTCAGGCCAATTTCATTTTCCGGGGTAATGTAGAGCAGTTGCGGCTCTGCTTCTGCGCCGTCCGGGATGTACACATAAGCACGCTGGCCAACGCCGATTGCCTGAAGGAACAGGAGGCAAACTGCCAGAGGTAGTGAGGGATGTGACACGCTCATTGGCTGTAGCTTACCGGCCAGCAAGCCGTGTAGTTTCACGTCATATGGCCTGAAACGGCTGATTGTCTCCACGCGCCATGAGCCCGCCAGCGAACCGTTCACAAATGCCTCGCCAGTTGCATTCATGGCAATTTGACGCATGAGTAGTTGCGCAAAGCTGTTATCAAGCGTCGGCGTGAGGGGCAATGCGCCGGTTTTCTCATTGATAGAGTCCACGGCATCCTGGCGGCTGGCGGCATCTTCCGGCAGTTCTTGCTGGTGTAACAGCCAGTAGCGCTCGTTTTTATTAACCCACACTGTCACGCCTTCAACGTTCTGCGGCTCAAAACCCAGCGCGGCCAACAGCGCAATCTCCACATCTTGCGGAAGGATCTCGCCCTTATCGCTCAGCTCAATCGCGGTTTCTTTACTGATAATGTATCTGGTCATGATCGGGCCTTATTTGGTTGTGGTCTTTTTGCTGGTGGAGGTGCTGCTGGTGGTATCGGTCACTGCTGGCTCTTCAGTTGCTGCGGTCTCCTGCAACTCTGCAGGGGTTGTGGCCGTATGGTCCTCTGTCGGCGTCGGATCGGCCTGAACTGATGTAGAGGAGCCAAAGCCGTTATCGCCCCGGACGGTCTCTGACAGCTCATCAACTTCTTTCCAGGTGACGGGCTCGACTTTCTCGATCATTGCCTGCGCAATTACCATGCCTGCTTTTGGCTCAATGAACTCGCCACCTTCATCGGAAATCATGCGCAGTTTGATCTCGCCACGGTAATCGCTGTCGATGATGGCCACGTTGTTTGCCAGGCGCAGGAAGTTATTCGCCGCCAGCCCGGAACGAGGATAAATTTTCATGCAGTAGCCTGCCGGAATCTCCACGGCCAGCCCGGTTGTGATCCACCATGCACGCGGCTGGCGGGCCGCGCCTGGCGTCTGTACAACGTTGAGTTTCACGTCCAACGCGGTGATATCCCACGCAGCAGCCCCGTCTGAACCACGGAACGGCAGTACTGCATCAGGGGTAAGGCGTTTGATCTTAACTTGTGGCATGGCTTTTCTCCGGTGATTTAAAGGTGTAATGGCGGCGCTTGCGGACAGAGTTTTCATAAAGAGGAACGTCTGTGTATTCCACCAGCCCGCGGGCAATGAGTTTCTTAACTGACTGCAGGAAGAGGGAGTGGCTTACATCAAATTCCTGACGCACGTTTCTGGCGGTGATGTACCGGTGCTGGTTGAGCAGCATCAGAATGTATTCTTCAATCTTCCCCATCTTCAGGGGCATCAGGCTGGTGGCATACGCGGCAGACACTGCCAGGGTGTACTCGTTGTCGATAGACCTCGTGATTAGCCCATTCTTCTGCAGGTCCAGCAGCGTTCCCCGGATGACGTGCGTAGACGTGTAAGGCAGGGCGCGTGTAAAGCGGCGGCGCGTGGCGATACGCTCATCTTTCAGCAGCAGCAGCACTGCTGAAGCCGTCTCCGGATAGCGGGCGCGAAAAATTTTAAGTTTTGGTAAAAGGCGCTTCAAAGTTCTGTTATCCTTGCCAATGGTTTATTTCGGATACCTACATCCAGTGGTTAACGTTTGAACCTGATTGATTGAACGGAATAAGGGAGCCAGTGATGGTTCCCTTTTTCTTTAGTCCTGAGTCCATTTCTCGCCCGTATCCACGCACACCACGCCGTGACACACACGCCCTTGATCGAGCCTGAAAGCCATGCCGCCCAGCCGGTTGCGTCTACGGTAGAATTGCGCGCCTGACTGGTAGGCATGCGGCACGCCGGAATCAATCGCCCCTTCCTCCGTACACTGACCGTCCTCTGCATCGGCATAGCCACGCGCAAACTCGCTGAGCACTTCACGGCGGTCTTCAAAGCGGATAATTTCGCCCTGATCCGGATCGCGTGCGTATTCGATCGCGCCGTATTTAACGAGGGATGCGACGGTTTTGGGATGCCGGAATATTTCCTCGCCCCAGTACTGGCCGGTGCAGGAATCGACGTAGGAGCCGCTGGAATAGGTGCCGATAGGGTTAGAGACGTCGTGAGCCATAGCCACTGCCACGAAGAAGTTAACGACGTTGCCGGTAACAGACATTATTTCCCCGTAAAGAGCCGTTCCCGGCTGCTTAAGGTGTTGGTTTCCTGCCGGGTGAAAGCATCGTCCACCAGCCCAACAAAGGCGGCAAATTCACTTCTGTAATACTCCAGTAGTTTATTTGCAGCGCGGTCGGTGATGTTTTCCACGTAATAGCAGGCGCTGTGTCGGTCGCGCCAGGGTTTATCGAGGGTCAGCAGCGGAACGGCTTCAGAAAGGGTACTGACGCTGAACTCCACCAGCACAACTCCGCCGCGCTCGATGGCGGTGAAGTTCAGCTGGTGGGCCTCAACGGTAAACGTTCGTGTTAGTAAGATTTTTTCTCTGGCCATCGGTAATCGCAGGGTGCGGGACGGCCTGAATTGTGGGGGATAAGTGTTACCGTTACAATTATTATTTCTTTAGATTTCGATAAACTTAATTCTCTATTCTCCGTCCAGTATCCCCGACATTTTACCTTTTTGACTTTCAGAGCGGCGCAGATAGCGCATAACGGTTTTCGGATCCTGCCAGGTGCCTTCCTGCATGATTTGGGTAATCGTTGCGTCGCGTTCGGCCATGTCCATCGCCGCACCAACACGGGCGCTGTGACCGGACCATTTTGTATAACGCCCTTTGTTATCCTGCACCGGGTCTTTACCCAGCAGATCCCATGCGTCTTTGAAAATCTTCTCGGTAGCCGGTGCCGACATAGGTTTTTCAGACACGCCAGCCGTATTGTTATGGCGGACCGGCCCGAAAACCATCGCATCCGGATGGTGGATCAGTCCGGAAAGGTCCAGCCAGTGCAACAGATGACCGGCAGCGGCACGGCTGAGGTGCTTTATCACGCCCGCGGCCGTCACCATAGTTTTGGTATGTGACAGATTAATCACCACATGGCCACTGTCGCTGATATCCAGATCGCGCACCCGGATGCGGCTGAGCTCGGACATTCGGCACAGTGTGTTATAGGCGACAAACAGAAATGCCAGGTTACGCTGATCGGTCAGCCGGTCGGAGCGGCCCATGAGATGCGACAGCAGCTGCAGGTCCGGCAGGCGAAATGGCACAGCCTGGCCGGTACGCTCACCCTGCAGAACGGCCTCGCGGCGGATGCGTTTCATTGAGCGTTTCAGGTCCACGCTTCCCCGGAGATCTGGCAGGCCGCTTTCCCGGCATAGCATGTTCATCATGGCATAGTGCTTGTCGATCGTGCTCGATGCCAGGCCGCTTTCTGCCATATCCAGAAAGTATTCCCGCGCCAGATCAGGGTCGATCGGCAGATAGCCAACGTCACGCTCGCTACACCAGAAGGCCCAGCGACGGATGACTGATAAAAGGTCGCGGAAAGTATTCTCGGAATAAGCGGCCTTATCTGCGATGAATCGCCGCAGGTTATTAGCAATGTCCTCCGGAGTTAAATGCGTTAATTCAGCCGGGAGAGTGCCGGTCTTTATTTGAGCCAGATGTTTCATTTATATATTTCATCCCAAATCAGAGAGACAACGCTACGCGAAATCTACAAAAACAGCAGGGGTATGATACGTCAGATTTCACGTAGCGACGCCTGATGCAAAACCGCTCACAAAGTACGCAGTTTGCCAGCGGCTTCGCTAATCTGATCATTTGATCATCAACCACTGATCAAGCATACATGAAACAGGGGAAACTTTATATAAGGCTTATTATTTAAAGTTTCACTTTTTGGAACTAATCGGGCGCATGCTGGCTTAAAGACTAGCTAAATCGAAAAATTTGCAAATTCGTTACGCTATTGTTCGTGATCGCGAGCAGGCCTTCATATATGATCAATTGGCATTCAATTTGATTGCAGACAGTTACTATTATCAGTTGAGGCTATTGCCCTGAGCGCGCTGCGCCTGGTAATGGTTACACAAACCTGAACACACAGTTTCATTGATAAGCGTGTACAGCGGAAATATCTGACAGATGCACAATGCAGACTATTCTTATTATTGCAATTCTAAGGAGAGTTAATTTTACATGGCTACTGATTCTGTCTATATTCGCCTGCATTAAGTCCAGAGAGACTTGTACCGCTCATTAATATTTTTGGAATACATTATGCCTAACTTCAGCGATGTAGAATTTGAGAAGCGTTATAAACAATTTCTACAGGTACAATCAGAGTGGCTAACTCTCATTACGGACCACCAGATTTTCATTGATAAAAATGCCTTGGGTGAAGAATGCCGTCCAATCGGGTTTATCACTGACAAGAAAGCCTTCCAGCGCGCCGAGCACCTGCTGGCCGATTGGCAGAGTTTTGCTGACCTGGCAGAACAGAAACGTAAAGAGCGTTCTATCGCTATCACCACAAACCTCTATCTTCCAGTTCCGACTCTGATAGTTAATCCTAAGCACGTCACCATTAACCGCTTCCGCGCTACTGCGACCGCGAACCACACACGCGAAGATATCCTCAAACGTTATGAGAAGCAGATCGGTAAGCTGCGCAAAGTTCCGTTTGCAGCCGGTGCCATCATGTCACTGGAAGATGAGAAAAAGGTATTTGAAGAGGCCGCGCCTGGCGCAATGTACCGCGCACGCACCAGCAACTACTCTGACATTCAGGTAACGGCGCGTTACACCGACGACAAGAAAGACGAAGGTGAATCGTTCCGGTATGGCGCGCACGGCATGCTTATCTACGGCGACAACCTGAATAAAGAGCGCGACATTAAGCTAAACGTTAACAGCAACGGAGGTTACACGTCGGCTTATGATGCGATCTCTCCAGTCACATGCTCAGTGCTGCCTAATGCCAAGCTGTACACTATGGAAGACGTAGAATACAGCAAAACCCTGGCGGCGCAGCGGTCCTCAGTTGCCTACACCGTCAATACGCGCCGCGCTCAGTTTGAAAACCGGGCAAAGGCTAAGATTGCGAAGGCAAAAGACGCACAGGAAGCGCGTCTGTTTAAGGCTGAAATCGACGAAAACCGCGACCTGCTGGAAAAGCTGGAGGCCTATGACTGGAGCCTTCTTGATAAGAAAGTGGCAGCTGGCGATACAGAACAGCTGACTATGCCGGAAATTCGTAAGCGTTACGGTGGTGAAGAGCCTCGCGCCGGTAAAAACATGCGCAATATGTACACTTTGCTGCGTGAGTTAGAAAGTAATCAGAAAAAGCAGGGCCAAGAATAATCAGTATCCTGCCACCAGCAATGAAAACAGAAGGGCGCTTATGCGCCCTTTTTTATTGCCGTCAATCTGCCGCTTCGCCTGGTTGTTAAGCAGTTACTGACTATAGTGGTTGCCCGCTGGTGGTCATGTCAGCAGTGCATCCAGTTCCGACAGTTCATCCAGCTTACTCTGTGTGAAGTCAGCCATATCTTCGCTCAGTTCGGCCTCTGCCGGACGGTAGCCAATCAGGAAGATGAAGCAGTAGGTATCCCAGCGGTCAGGCGACTTGATGTTAAGTTTCTGGCGCATCTGCGGCTTAGGTACCATCATGATACGGCCCATTTCATCCATAAAGTACGGAATCTTTGAAGCCTGCTCTGCCGTGTGCTGCGAGATATCAATGCGCATACGGCCCGACCGGATCGCATCAGCGGCCATAATGTTCGACCAGGCGCGCTGATTCTTAAAGCGCTCCCTCACCTTCTTACTGAATGGCGGCTGGCCCCAGCGGATACTGACTGCATTCACACCCCGGCGCTCCAGCTGCTTAAGCGTACCCGATCCCACGCCATCACCGTCCACTGCGATCGTAATGCCTGGATAGCGCTCCTGCGTGCATTCGTTGGCAATATAGTCACCGAATGTGATCGGGTCCATTGTGCCTGGCATTTCCACCAGCTTAAACGACACGACGCGGCGGGCATCACCGTAGCCGGATACCTTGCAGATATTGAGTATCGACTTATCGCGCCCGTTACCGACGTCGGCGGTGGCCACCCATCCCCAGCCCTTCTCCAGATACACTTTCCGGCGCGCTGCTCGATCGCACTCGTCACGTCCCAACAGATAGCCGCTCACGTTGCGCGGGAAGCGGCCCAGCACCTTCACCATGTATTCCAGTGAATCGCGCCCGCCGTACTCCACCAGCTTCTCCCGGATGAATTTCAGGGTTACGTGCGGCGCTTCTTCGGAGTTGAGCACAATGGCATTCCAGAAGCCGTTAGGGTTATCCGGGTGTCTGGCTAAAGAATGGTGCGAGTCATAGAAGTAACCACTGGGGCGAGTAGGCTGCGACATCATCAGCATGCGGTTATCGTCTTCTGTCAGCGCACCACGCATGATTGCGATCGCTTTATCAGAGATACCCGACGCCTCATCGAGAATCAGCAGGATGTGCGCGGCGTGCTCACCGGCCAGCGCTTCCTCATTCCCCAGGCGATAGCCCTTACAGAGCACCTCCCATATGCCCTTACGCGACTTTTCATAAAACATAGTGTCGGTCAGGGTAAAGTAGTTTTGAAGCCACGGGTGCCGTCTGGCGGCGTTCGCCCAGTAGGTTTTAACGTACTTGAATACGCCGGTCTTAACCTGCCCGATTTTGTTGGCCACGATGATTACGCGGGCATCCGGATACATGATCATGTAGATAAGCAGCATCATGGCCGTCAGGGATGATTTACCGGTACCGTGTCCGGACGTCACGGTAGTCTGGCTCCCCGTCTCCTGTACGGAGTTCATGATCTCTTCCTGCTGCCAGGTGGGGATCATGCCAAACAGCTCAACGACGGCCAGCGCCCAGTTATAGCGGTACCGGATAACCATATCGCGCCAGCGCGGGTCCGTGGTGACACTTTTAATACGCTTCTGGCCACCCATCAGGCTTCATCCTCGCCCGGTATAACGTCTATCTCAGGCGGTAAATCGTCGTCGTCGCCGTACAGCTCCGCCGTGGCCATATAGTCAAAGTTGCCTTTCAGATTACCCTCGCCCGCCGTTTCGCCGGCGCGGCTCTCTCCGTCCGCCTGGACGTCACCAAATCCGCCACCATCCACCAGCGCCGCGACTGCTGCACGCCGTTCCTCTACAAAGGCCGCGCTGGTGGCCTGCTGCTCGCGGAACTTCCGCGCATCCTGGTCCAGCTGGTCTTCAGTAACCGCCCCGGTTTCATCAACTGGCGGCTCGGCGTTCTTGAGCTCGTTCTCAAGGCGTCGGGATAGCGACTCCGGCAGCTTGATACCGTGCCGCTCGATGTACTCTGCCGTCTGGAGTAAGTCCCAGTCCTTTTCCTCGCGCAGCTGGTAAGCGCGGCTGATCACCTCACCGGCGTTATGCGTCAGCGCATGCTTCTCGTTGTCGCGCCGATTCTTATCGGTGCCGCTGGCAATCGCGGCTACGCGTGTGGCGTGGTCATTGACCAGATAACCGACCTCGATCATCAGCTTGGTCATCTTCAGGATAGGGTGAGGCCCGCCGCCGCCCTCGTCATCCCCCTTTTTGCCGCCGTTCTCCAGGTTGTCGGCTTCCAGCTCAAACAGTTCTACCGCCCGCGCCGTAGTGCGCTTTAGCAGGTCCATGTGTGCCAGCGAGTCAAACAGCACCGTCATGGCGCTGGCTTCCACACCTTCGCCCAGCACCTCTAAAGCCGCTTCATAATCTTCCGGCCGCGGGTAGCCGCGCCGGTTGGCCACCAGCTTAGTTTCATGCCCTTCCTCAAAGGGTTTACCTTCCCCGCGGGGCTTAGAGACGTGTTTCGGGCGCCCGGAATCCTGATCACCGGCATTTATGATCTTTTTGGCATGTGAAGCATTAGGCTTTTTCTTCGCGCCAGACTGCGCTGATGTGTCAGCGCGTGGTTCCAGCACCCCCTCTAAAGCCGCACTGTGCCTGACTTTTCGCCCGTTTCGGCGGATGATCAGGTCTTCTTTTCTGGTGTGATCATTTTGATGATCAGAAGCGTGATCACTCGAATGATCATGATTGTGATCACCAGCCTGATCACTCATTGCGGCCAGCGCCTTGCCGTTCAACTCCCGGCGTGCGGTGTTAAACGGCAGACCGTAGTGCTCACAGTACTCTTTGACGGTTATCCCGCTCTGCGCCTTCTGCTCGATGAAGGCTTTTCTGTGGTCATCCCAGTTAACTTTGGACATGGTTTATCGTTCAAAAAAGGCCAATAAACCGGGATGGTATGGAGTCTGTAATTTGCAGTGATCACAATAATGATCACGGACTACTCAAACGCGCTGGAAAGTTACCGTTTAAGTGTCATTTTTTTAAAATTAGTGGTACTTTTGAATCTCAATCAAAGTACGAAATAAACCACTGGATAATTTAAATGACTAATAAGAAAGCTGTTTTAGTAGCTGTAGATGCGGGTTCAGGCAACGTAACGATTGCCTACGAGGAAAAAGGCCAATGGCTCTCCCTTATCACCCCGTCGCTGGTCCATGAAGGCCACCAGCAGTCCTACTCAAACCATGCGTCATCTACCTGGTTTACCGAAAATGACAACGGGAATGAAGCAGCCTATACCGTCGTAAAAAAGGGCTTTACTGACCTGTACGACACCTGCGACCCGGATTATCAGATTTCTGCCCCACACCGCGTGCTGGTTCATGAATGCCTGAAACGTGCGGGCATCGTGGATTGCGACGTCATCTTGGGTGAAACCCTGCCAATCGGGCAGTTCTATAGCGGCACCGGCGTTATCAATCAGGACCGCATCAACCGCAAAGTTGAAAGCCTGAAAAAGCCTGTGCGCAACTACAGCGGCGACGTTGCTCCAGCGCGTATCAAACATGTTGAAGTCTTCCCGGAGGCCGTACCGGCGATTCTGGCCGCGCAGACAGAGTTTCCTGACCTGGAACAGGCACAGACCATTCTGGTGATTGATATCGGCAGATTCACTTGTGATATCGCTATCGTGGATGAAGAGCTGGTGCCGATTAAGAAGGCCAGCTTTGAGCACGGCATTCAGAAGATGATTAATCGCGTTCTGGTGCTGCTGCAGGAGTTCGAAAAAACTTCTGGCCGCTCATTCAACGCAGAAGAAATCCCGGTTGGTATCGTGGACGACATTATCCGTCAGGGTTACATCGGTTCCCGTATGGAAGCAGCCAAAGACAAGCGTATCGACGTAACCAGCGTTATCGATCAGGCAGCGGGTGAACTGGCGTCTGAAATCTGGCGTGACGTGCGCTCTCTGCTGCGCAACGTAATCGCCCTTGACGCTGTTCTGGTTGTTGGTGGCGGTGCTAACTATCTGGCAGGCCGTCAGGCAGGTCTGAGCGACCATACAGCTGATTGGCACGATATGGTCATCATCCCGGCACAGCCGGAGCTTTCCATTGCGCGTGGCGTGTTTATGGCTCTTATGTCGTCAGAGGACGAGCTGCGCGACACGATCAAAGAAACGGCGACCGTAAGCGATATCAAAAGCCGCGCCAGCGATAAAGGTTAACTATGAGTCAGGTATTAAGATTAAGTGGGTTGGAGGACGACGGGTTACTTACCGGCGCTGCTCTGAATGAATATAACCGGTTGCAGACCAACGCGGCGAAGCGTAGCTACCTGGTGCGTCTGGTACGCAGTGGCTACGCGCTGGATGAAATGGGCTTAAGTCCCGTCATCGAACTGTTGCAGACAACGGACGGAAAGAAGTTCCTGAAAATGTCTGAGCGTGAGCGCCTGCAGCGTCTGCTTACCATGATCAGCGCTCTGCTGGGTGAAAGCGCTGGTGTGCCGGTTGCTGCTGCGCCAGCAGGCGTACAGTCAGCCCCACCAGCGGCAGAACAGGCTATGCCAGAGTCAGTAGCGCCACCAGCAGCAGAAGCCCTGCCAGCTGAGCCTGTAGCTACTGCCAGTGAGCCTGCGCAGCCCGTTGCTGCTCCTGCCCGGAGTACATCTGAGTCATCAGACGATGATGATAAGCCACAGGCATGGGGCGGTCCGTCAATGGCTAAAGCAGGCAAAGCACGCAGCCTGCTTGCGGCTAACAAAAAGAACGCCGGATAGTCCTGATTACCTTAGCCCCGTTCACATGAGCGGGGCATTCTCTATCCTTCCCCTTCTGCACATATCCATCAGTTCCCTCGCCATTGCGCACACCGACATTTGCTCCATTTCCTTTTTCTGTAGAACCTGCTTCGTGGCGCTTTCCACACACAGCGAACCGTAATTGAGATCCTTTCTTCCGCGTACCTTGAAGATATAGCCGTTCATGGCCTCCAGCCGATACTGGCGGGGATACGCGTCGGGATGTACCCGGCATTGTGCGAACGGCGAACGAACAAAAGAGCGCAGGATATTGGAGATAATGCCGGTATTCACCACTAAGTGCGGGTATTCAGTTTCCACCAGCTTAGTGACTTCGGCTACTGTCATGTAGTCCCGTCTGCGTATTAACAGATCGGCTACCTCTATACTGCTCACCTTTTGGTCCATGTACTGCTCCGCTTGAATTGACTACAAGCAATTCTAAGGATTGTGTAATCCGAGCAAGTGCGAACGATGTAAATATCGCCATTATTAGCAGGTATGAATGGGTTTTCAGGATGATTCTGGCTAAGACAGGCGTATGGCTAAACTGGCTGATGGGCTTTATCGGGACGTGACGATCGCAGTACTGGCAGTGTACTCCAGTGCTCTTAACGGCCTTGGATAGGTCCACCATAAGTTAAAGTGCTGCGCGGTATTATCACGGAAAAACTGGATATGTTACTTAGAGTTTGAACAATGTGCAGTGTGTTGCCGGTGCCGGACGAGGGTGTTCATCCGGCGATCATGTATCAGGTAGTGGCTTACTGCTCTGAACCAGAAAGTTACTCTGTCACGTCCAGACTACTGACTTTCACTGTTCCCGTTACACCAGCTTCCAGTCGCTTGCGAGAATATCGGTAGAAGCAGGCGACCAGTCAGAGACAGTCAGCTGTTCTGCGTCAACGAGCAGAAGCTGAGGCATCTGCGTGACAGTAGCCTCCGGATTGCAGTCAAAGTAACGTGCCGGTACGCCGTACATGTCTGTTCCCATCAGCGCGGCGCGCATCATGCCTCTGTTGAGTCGGAGATAAACTCCCTTCCCCCATGTTTCCCGTGCCACCTTACAGCCTTCAGATAGCCATAGTTGTGCCACGGCTAGCGGTGCATGCTCCTGCCTGAAATTCAGTTCGCCCTTCTCAATCATCACTTCATTTTGCAGGATCAGACCGTTCAACTTAATCAGCGCGACACAGGCGGCGTGGTTCAGGGTTTCGCCATAACCGGTCATTGTCAGGCCGTTTTTACTGATAACGGCGGCATATCCGGTGTTTTTGGTCTCGGACGTCTCTGTAATGGTGTATCCAAGACGGGCAATAACCGCCAGAAGTGCCATATAGTCGCCTGCGTAGTCAGCTTCTGCGTCTGCGAACATAGCGATCGTGGCATTTAATTGTTGAGCGGTCATCATTATCAGTAGCCTCGTTTCTGCTTGCGCTTCTGCGCTGTATGTCTACGTCTCTTCTCTGCGGCCCAGTGCTGCTGTGCTTCTGCAATGCTTGTGGCCAAACGACGTATTCCCTGTTCGATCTCTTCCTGAGCCGGTGGCCGGGTATCGCCCACCAGCAATGTTCTTACCTGCGGCACGGGAACGGTTGGCGGACGGCGGGCTACCCAGCTGAGACTTCCCATCAATGCGCCCATCAGTGCGATCTTTTTCATGCGTTTTCTCTTCCTGCAGGCGTGCAGAATCCCCGGCAGGTGCCGGTGATTAAAGTTCACCTGGTTAAGTCCGGCGTGGGATACGCACGGCGATAATTTGAAGCCTGCGCCGGCGCGTGGCCAGTTGGCTGTAATGACATTGTGCTGCCCGGATTCGAACCGGCTACCGTCCGTCTGTCCCCATCAGGCCTTACGGCTATTCAATGGAACGGCGGCTGCTCCCCTTAAGCGACAACACAACGGTAAATGCACGTTGCAGGCGCTCTTACCTGTTGTGCTGTATCAGCTTGCCACCAGCTGCGCGATAAGCCATTTATGACCGGCAAACAGTCCGGCATTAAGCAGGCAGTGAAACATTGCAAACTGCATAGCTCTGATGGTCTTTGTGTAGGTGCTGTCACTCATGCGCATTACGTCCGGATTAGCTGACTGTCTTACCCTGATGATGCCTGATTTTCTCGTATTAAGCGTTAGTGGTGGCCGGTGCCATACCCGGCAAGTAACCTCTCAAGTGACTGGTCAACCTGGTTACTGGCGGCTTTAACCCCTGTGTACGCGACTGAAGAAGCGGGGGCCAGTCTTGCGATCGCAGCAGCAACTGCGAATGCACCACAACGGATAGAGCACTGACCATTCCTAGTCCAATGGCGCTTTGCGCAAAGCATCAATGCTCTTTCCTGTTGGTGTGCCTTATTTGCGGCGCTGCTTCTTCCTGCTGCCTCTTGCCGCTTTAATGAACGTCTCGATGGCATAGATGGCCACCAGCGCGTAAATCACGGTGAGAAACGGGTGCTCTGCAGCAAATTCTGATAACGACATAATGCGTCCTTCGTAGAGGAATGCTGTCTATTCCAGCTGTCAGAACTAACCGCCCAGGCGCTCAACCTGCGATGACAATATCCTGCTGGCTGGATGACATTACGTGTTGACCGGATAACCAAACAGACGAGAAGGTAATTAAACGCCCAAGCTCCGCACCCACATGTCCCATAATGCCCCACTTTCGGCCACCAGCAGGGATCGCTGGCATATTGTTACTGGCCGTTTATTTCTTTGCTGCCTTAAAGGCGAACTTTAAAAAAGGCATGGCGACATAAATAGCCAGGCCGATTAAAGCTAAATCAGCACCCACTGATAAGATCCTACTGGTGAAGTCCACCAGTATGGCCAGCAGAAGCAGCAGCGCGGCAAAGAAAAGGCGGAATTTCATTACACGTAATCGTCGTAACGCAGGCCCAGCACACGGCCAACTTCTTCGATAACTTTCTTTTCTTCCGGCGCGATATCACCATCAGCTTCAGCCAGAGTGATCATGTTCACGAACACTTCAACCGCCTCTTTCTGGTCGTTTTTAATATCCTGAATTTCTTCTAAGATTTTGTTCTTGCCTACGCGGAAACCGGCTTCAAGCTGCTCTTTAAAGCGGGTAATGCTCTGCGTAATTTCAGGACCAAAATGCGACAGGTTGGCATTCGAACGAAGCAGCTTATCCAGCTTGTCCAGCTCCGACTGATCGATAGACCCATCAGCTGCAGCCACAAGCAGGCAACCGCCAACGATCGCTTCCATCAGGTCGCGGTTTTCAATCTTCTTCAGTTCCTGACGTGCTGCTGCTGCTTTCTTGCCAAAAATTTTGCCAAACATAGCGTTCCCCGGTGAGGTTTAGAAAGGGTTGTAGTGATCGTTTTCCGTTAGCGCGATTGTTCAATGAGGCGGGACTTAAACCCGCTTTGCTTTCGCAGCCCATCGCTGACCGCCCGTGTTAATTCACAGGCAGGGCTTTCGCCCCGTGGATTCCGGATCCACAACTCCTACGGTGTGTTAAAGCGATCACCACAACGGTCGAGAACACTGAGCAACCACGCGCCGGGTGTTCATTTAAGTCACCCTTCAGTGTTCTCGCCGTTATGGGCTGGTCTTTCCCAGCTGTCACGAACTGTTAAGGTCTGCCGCTGACCTGTCCTGCCACCAGCCAAATTAGCCGGTAGACAGGGCATCGCCTGGTGTTGGCGTGTAGTGCATGGGGGGCTGGTGCCTCCAGCTGTCCGATACGGAATCTACGGACGGGTCACGTAAAGGAATTTGCAAAACGTCAGGTAACTTTTCCGTCCCGCGTGCGCATAGCCGCATTCCCCCATTTGTGAGCGCGCTGACAGAGGTAATCTTTCGCCAAACGCCAGTAAAACGACAGAAGCACCAGCGCGCTCACAAATGGTGATCCCTTACGAGGATCAGGCGGGAACGTGTTTAAGCCTCATGGGGCGTTCTATGCGCGGGATTAGTCCATCAACCGCGTTCACTGCCATGACAGGAGGGGCTACTTGCCGTTCACCCTACTCATAACACACCCGGAAAAAGCTAATAACCGGGGGCGGCCCGTTACGAACTGGTGCATGGGGCCAGATTTGAACCGGCGGCGGACTTAACAACTTCTGCGTTCGGACTCTTCGCTACCCATGCTGAATACTTGCCGGTGCATACCCGGCGCGGACACTTAGGTATCTGGTCAACCTGTCCGCTTGCGTCACAAATAGGTGTGGAGGCACCTGCCAGATTTGCATTGCGTTTGCCTCGCTGCCGAAGCGTTTCCCCGTTTTCAGCCGTCAGCACACCTTGATGCGCTCACGGCTGAACCTGAAAAAAAGCCCGGAAACTACCGGGCATGAAAGTTACTACACACAGCAAAATCTACTCTGGAATAGACTTTGATTTGTGAAAAAAGAGCGGACTAAACAGACAGTTATGATTAATCCGCCAAATGCCTATTATGAATTTTGCACGGAGCAGTAAAGCCCTTGTCAGCGGGGAGAAATGTACACAAAGCGGAGTCATGAAGCAATGAAAATCTAAGAAGTTTCTTAGACTTTCAAAGCTAATCAGAGTCAGTGACGGTGGGTTAGCGGCGTTTTACTTTCAGGTTCTTGATGTTCTCAATGTCGCCGTTCGCTTTCGCCCACTTGATGCACCAGCTGTTCACGGCAGCGCGGATCTCCGTCACGGATGCCTCGCTCAGCCCCTTCACCTTCGCCAGTTCTGTAGGCAGTTCACCACCAGCGTCGGCAACCGTCTCATATCCGGCCTTAATGAGAGCATTAAGGGCGCGTGTCGGTATGGACAGCTCGGAGACTGGCGCGGCTTTGCCATCCAGAATGCGCTGATGGAGACGCGGGTAATCGAGCGCTATACGCTTCATGATGCGTGCGTGCAGCTCATCGTTAACAGCGGTATCCCACATGGGTTCCAGGTCCGGTAGCAGGCGGAATACCGGATTGCCCCATACTCCTGGCACAACGTCCATTGCCAGCATCATCGCGGTACGGATCTGGAAATGGAAATCAGCCGTTTCAATGGAGACGTCGCGGATGCCGTGAAAGACGCTCAATCCAAAGTGGAAGTTGTAGATATAGCAGCCCACATCGCCGGAGCCGTCCGGCAGCTGTAGCAGAAACTGTTGCACGTCTTCGCGGCCATCATGAAAATCAACGCGCTCTTTCAAACTGTCATATAGGGCAGTCATCTTAAGCAACTGATTGGCTGTCTCAGCACGCAGGCGGCGCTCTTCTCCGACAACCTTATCCGCGATGTTGAGTTTGCTTTGCAAGTCCTGACGCTTAACGCTTTCCTTTTTGCGGTCGGCGCGCATCTGTGAAATGGTTTTATCACGCTCGTTCAGTTCGCTCGCCAGGCGTTCAGGGTGCTTACGGCGGTACTGTGTATGCTCCTGATTCAGTGTGGCCAGCGCCAGTTGTGCGGTAGTCAGGGCGGACTCCATACCCTGCAGCTTGGTTTCAACTTTGATTACGCGGTTGTCTGCCTCCAGTTGACTTTCCTTTGCCGCGTCTCTGGCTTCTTCAATAGCATTCTGTGCATCGAGGCGGATTTTGGTAACTTCATCGTGCAGCGCGGACTGTGAGCCCAACTGCTGCTGTGCCTGCTCCAGCGCATCTAACAGCAGATTATAAGTATCAGCTTCATGGTTGAGCCGCATGCCGATATCGATCTGGATCTGCTCCAGTGCGTTTGTGCAGTTATCAAGGAGGCGTAGCTCCAGGTCATCGAGCGTCAGGCGCTTTCTGACGGAATTAAGCTGGCCGTAAGCCGTGACAAAGGCCTGATGAAGAACATCGTCATCTACGTTGCATTCAGGGAGATTTTGCAGCTGCTGGAGTGGAGCGAGAGTAGTCATAATGTGTTATCAGATCCGCGTGTTATTTGCGGCGGATGATAACCCGAAATTGACCACTGTCTAAGAGTTTTCTTAGATTTCAATTAATGATTTAGGAGGGATAGCTGGTGGCATTGTTCCGGACTCTGCCACCAGCAAAGGATTACAGCAGTTTCAACGCCGTTATGACTAAGGCAGCAGCAGTGACGATCATCAATACGTTCAGCAATACAGAGGGTACTTTGATATCGCCTGACTCATACTCTGCCTGCGTCATCCGCCCCAGGTAGCTATGCGAGACCAGTACTGCGTTTTCGTCAAAGCTCAGCGTAGCCCGAACGTTCTCCAGCGCCTGACGGGATATCTGACGTGTGGCCAACTGGACAACCCCGGATCGCATCTTACCGTTATCACCCATGTAGCAAATCGTATGATAGTGAAATGGCTTATTCTGGCCCATCAGGCGACTTCCACCCAGTCAGTTACGCGCATATCGTTAATGCTCAGGTCGTGCATTTCCACGCCGCCGTCCGGTCGGGTCAGCATCAGCACGTCACAGCCTTCATGCTCCTGCTCAAGCGACACAAAATAACCCGCCTCCCACGCTTCCCGACGCATCAGCAATTCCGGATCTTCTTTCATTCTCAGTAAGGCCTGGTCGTAGCTGCACGTAATGGCACCGATTCCAATTTTGCTCAAACCTTCGATCTGTGCCGTTGTCATGCGTCCGCGTCCTTCTGTTAATGATTTTCTCAAGATGTAGCTAATCCCCTTCACGCCGCCGAAATAATTCAGCTGGCGGTTGCTCATGCCGCTGCGCGTCATAAGCTCCTGCTTCGGTACTTTGAAAATGCCGACGTCCATAGCAATGTCGGCAAAAACCGAAAGCCCCCGTCCCAAGCTGTTTCGCGTCTTATTACGGCGCGCATACTGCTCGAACGTGGGGCATCCGGTAAAAAATTGCGCATCAAAAAGCACTTATTCGCTCCAGAATCCGTCGTTCTCATGTGCTGGCATTACTTCACCTGCTTTAAGAACCGCATACTGTTCCATCACGCTGATTGTTTCTTCAGGTGAAAATGATAAAAGAACGTAATACCCCTGCTCCTTAAGGCGACGCATCCACGTCACCTGATGCTCTGAAGGCATACGCTTACCGTGTTTCTGCTCTACACGCATTCCGTGATAGACGCCTGCCGGTATTTCCAGGGACATATCCGGAACGCCCCGCTTTGCGCCTTCAGCCTCAATTGCTGCGGCGGTCGCCTTTAAGCGAAATCCTCCGTTAGGTACGGCAAACAGATGGTCATAAATAACCCTGTTGTGACGGTGAAAATGGTCAAAGATTCGAACCTGATCGTAATGCTCTTGCCTGCCTTTGCGCAGATCGGGATTTTTGACGAGAGCGGCCAGCGCTTTTGCGTGAACCGATATTTCAATAACTGCCGCCAACCATGCAGACGCTTTGCCGGATTTTACCGACGCTCCGCCAGCAGATTTTTCTGCTGTTCTGGTGCGGTTTTTTTGATTTTTTTTATAAGAGTGCAACCACTCTTCACTGAAGCGCATATCCGGATTTGCCAACCGATGATTAATTAGTCTAAAAGATGGATCTGCGTTGGGGGGTATTTTTAACGCTGAGACGGGAAAAAACAAGCCTGTAATCTACATCTTTGAAAGATAGTCATTACAGGCAGTTACCTTTTTACTGGTGAGCCATCCACATGAACGCCAGGGTATAGATAAGACCGATTGTGCTAAGGCAAAGTGTGACGAATCTGCCGATCACATTAGAAAAAGGCGTGACTTTTGCCGTAATAGCCTTGTTTGAGGTGGCATTAACAAAATCACGCTGCGCAAAATTTTTCATGTTATATTCTCTCTGTTGTGCGCAGGGGTGTACGTCGCCAAACTGAACCCCTGCAAAAGTGAAAGCCCGGCCATATGGTCGGGCTTTTTCTTGGTCGCCGCCTTAGCTGCTTAATGCAATCTAAGGGTTTTCTAATTTACCGTCAATTAAAATCACGACTTTTCGTCACTTTTCATCTGTGGCAAGGCTTCTCCGGCATTTTTCAGACGTGCTAATGCGTCCTGTAGTGCGAAAATCCAGCTACTTTTATCCAGTTCCCGTACCCGCTTAACTCTCTCCTGTGTGTAAGGATTAATAACCCAAACCCATGTTTCACTATTCTGGCGATCTCGCATCGTAAATACCCCAGTTGGGGGGTAAAAACTCAGCTCAGCGCCATTCACATAGGCATAGGCTTCCAGCTCCTCCAGCTTAAGGTGTTTATTCTCTCGCGGCACGGTCTCTCCTAAAATCTTCTTTTCTCTATGGATTCATCATAGCTGACGTACATGTAAGGTTCAGTATCATCTGCCGACGGCATTACAGGAAGCAGATGCACCGCGCTGAATACGGCATCATTTTCTGTCCGGTTGTCAGCGTACAGGTGCGCAGCTATGACCGTCAGAGCAGGACGTGAAAGCGAGTATATTTCAGCTACATCACTTTCAACTACCTGCCCAAATTTAGTAGTAGCACGCTCCAGCAATAACGTTTTGACTGCAGGCCACCACGGGCCAAATGCCCGATACGCAAACCTTGTACTGCTGACGCGCTTTACTAAATTTTCCAGATAGTTTACTAAAAATACTTCTTCGGTACGCCCGTCCAGCGCCAGTGGTAGCAGGCGTTCAATGTAAGTCTCAGTTGGCTTGATGGTATCAATCAGTGTGGTCATATTAGACGGCCCTCGCGGGCCGCTCCTGAATTATGCGTTTACAATATCGCTGCGCAACGCATCGAGATCGTGGGAAGAAGGGATAAGCCATGCGGCCTGGGTGAACTCGTTTCCGGCTACCGGATCTTCTTCGAAGTTCCAGAATTTCGCGCCGTACTTTTCTTTGATCAGGTCACGCACCTCTTTGCGCTTGAGTACCGGCTTATCGCTGGTATCCGTCAGGACGTAGGCACCACCAGCCGGGAAGTCGATTTTGAAGGTGCGATTTCTCCACTTGCGAGAAGCCACCAGCTCCAGCTCGTTTTTCATGACCTGGAAGCCATCGGCCTGCTTTTGTATCTGAACTGTGCGCACATCCGTTGCCGCAGTCGCAGCGCGCTGGCTTGCTTCTTCACGGCGTGCCTTCACGTCTTCAGGCGACAGTTTGCCGATCATCAATGCTTTGTAGTCATCCCACGTTGTCGCGTGATCCCGGTATTCGCCCTTCTCCATCCGCTCAAGATAGGTGTATATGGTACCCAGCAGCATTTTAATGGTGCTGGATGAGGTAAACGTTTCGGCAGTAATTCTGGCGTCATCGAGCGCGCCCAGTGAAACGCCGGCACGAAGATAAATTGCAGCCGGTGACTCAGTGACGGTAGCCGCCCGGTCAACTTCACTGAACGCGTCAAACTTCGACTTAACCAGCAGCACTGCGATCCCTGCCTGGCTGTCACTCACACTCATCTGGCGGAACTGCTGCAGCGCGGCAGCGGCATATTTTTCTGACAGTGACCTGACTGCCTGCACCTTGCCGTCGGCCATCTCATTACGCAGCTGATCAAATATCGCTTCATACTCATTACGGTTGGAGAAGCCCTCCATCCCGTTACGGAACTGACGAACACTGATTACGTTGCTCCAGTAATAGCGATCGTTAGATGCGCCCAGGAAGGCTGAATGCGCCTCTTCATCCGTTGCACCGGTCATGGTCCGCTTTTTGGAGTCGTTCGCTTCGAACTCGGCCACCAGCCGGTTGAAGACTTTAACAACGTCCGCCATGCCCGCCTGCTTCCCGTAAGCCTGCAGCGCCGTGTCGTAATTACGGCCAAACATCGCCCTGAAGAAGCCCTGTGCGCTGTAGATGTTGCTGTCTACGCTGTACTGGTAAAGCTCACGCTTCAGCTGCTCGTCGCTGTGGTCCGGGTACACCCACGTTTCTGCCGGTCGTTCTTCACTGGCACTGATCACGCCGCTGAGGTAAGCCAGTTTCAGCTTGCCGTCATTGTCACGGTAAAGCCATCCGTCCGTTCGCACGTTCAGGATGCCCGCGTGGATGGCCGCGTAGAAGTCAGCACGGCTCAGCGTGTCCGCCACATCTATCGGCTCGATGCCTTTCGCAGCTTTCTGGAATGCCTTCGCCTGGTCAGTGGTGATATCCACGCGATCACCCACCAGCGCAGACGGCATTTCTGCAAAGCCACCCACATTCGGGCCGGTATAGCAGCGCAGCGGCTTATAGATCAGCTCAACCTCAACCGTATTTTTCTCCGGGAAGAATTTACGGATCTGGAATACGCCCTTTTCATGACGGTCATCATTCAGCCAGATTTCATAGGTCGCGCCAATTCGTACAAGTTGGCCGTCTGGCAGTTTCATGTACAGCTCTGGGGCGCGCAGCACGTCTGGATCGACTTCAAGCGCACCGGATTTAATTGCGCGTTCCACTTCTCCGCGGGAGCGCTTAATGGTGCTGGCCGCACTTTTTGAGCGAGTCAGCGCCTTGCGTGCGCCGCCCAGCTCCTGCTCCAGCTTCTTCTGCTTCGCCAGACCTACACGCAGTGCAGCACGCGCCACACGACGATCCTGACCGCGCCAGGCATCAGCTGATCGCTTGCCGTCTCTTTCAAGCTCAATGTTATAGGCTGTTTCTGCGTCGGTAACGTCCTCACGCAGGCCATCAATCTCGCTGTTGATCGCATCAAAGGCAGCAGACAACTTGGTAATGTTGCCTTCCAGTACTTCAACTGGTGTGGCGGCAGCAACGCTTGCCTTAAGATAGATATCAAGCGCGGCAGCGGCTTCGCGCTCGGCCTGCTGGCGGTCAGCTTCGCGCTTAGCCTTCAGCTGCGCATCCACGCGGGCGCGACGCTCTTCCGGGTTAGCGGCCAGCAGCAGGCTTTGCTCTTCTTTCGACTCCACATCGCCGTTTTTGATGCTGGACACGTCGGACTTCATGACGTCATTGATCCAGTTTTTCTTGCGCTGCAGCGTTTCCAGGCGGAACTCGTCAAATGAGCCTTTGCCACAGTAATAATGCACGCGCATGATGTCGCGCTCGGAGCCCACGCGGGCGCCGCGTCCGTTACGCTGGTCGATACTGGCTGGGGTCCAAGGAAGTGTCAGGTGGTGCGTATCGGCGGTACCTTTGTGCAGGTTGATCCCCACTTCGGCCTTTTTGTTGCAGATGATGATCGGCGTGCGGCCTTCGTTGTAGTCGGCGGCAATGCCTTCCATTCCAGCCAGAGAGGCGTCGCTCAGCGCGGCCTGGTAATCCTCATAGCGCACCAGTTCCTCATAGTACTTATCCCATGCGCCGTCCTTAAAACTGCCATCCGCCTTTTCCACGGGCTCGACCGGCTTCTTCACGGGTTTCACCTTAACGCCGGACGCTTTACTGACTGTCGTGGCATTGATAATGCCTACCTGCTGCTCCGTCAGGCCCAGTGCGCTGGCGATAATGCGGCGCAGCTTGTTGTGCTGGGACTTTTCATCCATGAAGATGATCTGTTTACCGTCCGGCAGGCCTGCTTTCAGGTTTTCAATCAGCGCGGCATACTTAGGCGGTACCGGATGTGAGACGTTTTCCATACTGATACCGGCAGCCGCGATCGCAGCCAGTACCTGCTGCTCCAGCGTGTCGCTCACCACCAGCTCCACGACACCCCCGCGATTCTTCAGCGTGGTCTTAACGACCTTACTGGTGCGCGTGTCGGTCAGGCCGATTTCCGCATCCTCAGCAGTCTCTTCTTCGTCACCAGCAAGCAGCTGGCCACCGGCCTCTCCTGGCAGCGCACGCGCCACATGTTTCGCCAGCTCCACGTCCTCTTCACGGAAGCGGAACGTGATAGCCGAGCGGTACAGGTCCGGATCGATAACTACCTTATCCATGTCGCGGATAACGGAGAAAATGAAATCATCATCGTTCTGCACGATGGACATGGTGCCGTCGCCATTGTCCTGCACGGTTTCTTTCTGCCCGATACGGCTGGCGCGCACGCGAAGCTCTTCATAAAGCTCCTTCTGGTCCCGGGTCATCGGCACGCCCACGGTTTTCTCGTCGAGGCCCGGAATCTTCACGCTGTCTTTCACGTCAGCCGCAGATTTGAGCGTCGTCCAGCGATGGAAGATACCGCGCAGACCGTCCAGGTTTTTGAAGCCCACCAGCCCCTGCTTATCTTCAAGTTCGCCGGAAATCTTCTGTACTGTCACGGATTCGGTTTCACCAAATACCCGCACAAAGTCATCCGGCGTCAGGATCCCCATTGCCTTCCATTCATCCAGCGACACGACGTGTGACAGCATGTTAAAGGCGTCAATCGGGGAGTTGACCAGCGGCGTAGCGGTCAGCATAACGACGCCGCGGCCGTTGTACTTTTTCATCATGTACTGGCTTTTTACGGCCATATCGCGGGCTATCTTGGAGACGGACGGATTAGGCAGGTAGGCCAGCTGGCCCGCTTCACGTCCGGCGCTGTGCGAATTGCGGTAGTTATGCCCTTCATCTGCGATCACGCTGTCAAAGTGCATATCCTCAAAGTACGGGATCTGGCTCTTTTTCTTCGTGCCGGTATCAGCAGCTTTATCGCGGAGTTTATTGCGGGACGTGGCGGCGCGGTGCGTGGACTTCATCAGGTCTGTGCGGCCATTCTCAATCTGGTTAAAGACCGCCTGGCTGGAGTTTTCCTCAATGGTCTCCGGGCGCATCGGTATATCGCCAAACTGCTCTTTGGTCATTACCACGGCGCGGTAGTTGGAGACCGGGATCATGTTCATGCGCTCAAGCACGGTTGCGGCCGCGGACTCTTTCACCACGTTACGCATCACCGGCTGGCCGTCTTTATCCAGTTTCGGCTCGTTGTTTTCGTCGCGCTCCTGGGCCTGCATAATCTGGCCATCTTCGCCGCGCACTTCGTCCAGCCCGACAAACAGGATGTTCTGGAAGGCTTCGGCGCTATAGAAGCCCTGTGCTTCGTGATACCAGTTCTGGAGGACGGCTTTCGGCACGACGTAGACGGTTCGCTTACTGCGCCCCACCTCGTAGTTATAGGCTTCCAGCGCCAGCGCCGTTGTGGTTTTACCCAGCCCCGTACCAAAGCCCATGATGCCGCGGCCGTCTTCTGACAGGCGCCGGACTTCGGCATTCTGGTAGCTCAGTGGGATACGCTTTCCGCTGATCTGTTGCAGCTGCAGCGAGGAAGAGGAATGCTCAAACGGAACGTAGCCGTTAAAGGCGTCGTTGTAGTCACTGACGACAGTTTCCACGTCTGGATGCGTGCGCAGCCAATCGTTGAAATGCGATTCCAGCTCGCTAATACGCTTCAGGTAAACATTGGCATTCACCCCGCGTGGCTTTACGCCATTCAGGTAGTTTTCCAGCTGGTTATAGAAGCCGTCTTTGTAGCTGGCGCGCTTGAACTCGGTCACGCCACCTTTGCTGGTGACAGAGCGAACCTGATAACCAGAGAAAACGCCGTCTTTGCCAGCGTAGTTGTCTTCTGAGGTCAGATAGCCGTTGTCATTTTCCAGGTCCTGGGTGTATTTGAAGTCATCAAAGCCCTGCTCGATCAGGAACTCTTTGATCAGACGGCGGTCCAGCCAACGGGCATTGAGGTTAACCGTAATGTCTTCAATCGGCGTGTGCTTGCGCTTCTCGTTAATGGCTTCCAGCTGGCGGACATAGTTCGCCTTTACCGGGCCATCTGGCGCGTCGTCAATCAGCCCCGCCAGGCGGGAGACTTTGCCGCGCACGTTCCCGCTGGTGGCGCGGGCCAGCGGCATGATGTTGCCATTACCATCGAGGGCGATCTCCGGGAAGGTCGCTAGGTGCGCCAGAAGTGCCTCGTCATCCTCCGGCAGCTGGCCGGTAAACGCGGCGCGGAAAGCGGCCAGCGCCACAGGGACCAGATCCACGTCACTGAAAAGGTGAGATACCACCTGCTCCGGGCTGGCGAAATCAACTGCCACAGCTTCGCTACGGTCGATGGTGCCGTTAAGCAGCGCCGACAGATCGCCTTCACGGCTGACGTTTGCCTGGAAACTCAGCCAGCCCTTCGCGCTAGCGTCTGACAATCCAGCCAGTTTCAGGCCTTTTGGTGTGCCGTACTGGCCCACTTCTTCGCTCACCAAACGGGCAGCGTCGGCAATGATGCCGCTGGCGTCGCCGCCGAGCATCTGTGTGTTCAGCGCGTCATTGATACGCAGGCCGATAATCGAGGCACGCATAACGCGCCAGCGGAGGCCGGGTTTTTGCTGCATGGCAAATCGGATCGCCGCATGAATGCGATCGTCAAACAATTGTGGGTATTCCACGCTGGCGGCATACAGGGCGCGGCTGTCCAGCGACAGCATGCCGTTAATGGTGCGTGTTTTTGTCTGGAGGTCGCCAAACGTCGCCGCGCCGAACTGCGCCGCGTCGATCCCGCTCGATGCAGTAGTCGCGTCTTTGATGAAACGAGTACCGTCGTAGGTGTGCCAAACGCCAGCCATGAGGCGCTTGTCGCCTTCTACCGGTGACTGCCAGACGGCGGCAGGCGTACCCAGCCGATCCCAGTCGATGCGGCTCTCAAAGCGGCGCGACAGAGCTGATTTCATTGCCTCATTGGTCAGCTGGCCATCTTTCTTTACCACCAGGATGTTGTTGAAGTCAGATCGCTCAGTTTCACCGTGAACAAAGCGACGGCCTTCGGTTTCGAACCACTTACCGCGGATGAACGTTGGCCATAGTACGCTTGCCGCCTCAAGCGACTGTTCATCGCTGTCATGCACCAGCTGTGTTAGTGCTTCGGTGTGCTTTCGCAGTACCCACACATCCACCACTGTCGCGGTACCGCTTTCGGCAAACGTGCCGGACGGCATGCGGTGCGCGCCCAGGAACTCCGCCACGCGGGAAACGCGATCGCGCAGCTTTTTGTTGTTGCCGCCGCCGTCGGTCATGCCGTTGGGAACCACCAGCACCACCAGCCCGCCATACTTCACCTTGTCGATGGTGCGCATCACAAAGTAGTGGCCGACGTTAGTTTCATCCCGGTAAGCAGGGTCGAGCTCGGCAAAGCCAGTACGCGAGTCGCCAAACGGCACGTTACCTACGGCATGGTCATAGCTGTTGTCAGGCACTGATGCCGCCAGCTTCTCAAATGCGCCCAGGCGAACATCGTCCTCCGGGTGCAGCAGCTGGTTAATGCGTCCGGACGTGTCTGAAATCTCCGCTGACGTCATCATGGCGCCAGCCGGTTTTGTCTCCTGAAAAACGCCGGTACCAGCTGACGGCTCCAGCATGTGACCGCTGGTAATGCCATAATCGGAAAACAGATCCCATATACCCTCGGCCATGAATGGCGGCGTGTAGTACTCATACTGACTGCCGCCACTGCCTTCAAGACCGCCCTCGCCGCTGTAACCCGCCAGCACCCGGCGCTGATCATCAGTCAGTTTGTTGCCATCGAAGCCCTGGGGCAGTGAGTTAAGCAGCGCGATCGCATTGTCGTTTGCACTGCGGCGCTCACGTTGCAGGCTCACTCCTTCCCGCTTTGTGACGCCAAATGCAACTACGGTCCGCTGTTTGTGCAGGCGCATGACCAGCCGGATCAGTTCCTCAACCGATTCCGCCTCCTGCACCGCCCTGTTTGCTGGATTTTCCACTGTGTAACTTTTCCTCAGATTGCATAAAGCGGATATGATTTATCTGATTCTAAAGGTTTATTAAATAGGGCGTATAACTTTGGCTACTAAAAAAAAGGCGTTGTCCGTTTTAAGCGCGTTAAGGCAGGCATTCCGGGGTGCTGCGGCAGATGCACCGCAAAGCCTCGCCTGGACTAACGGGCAGAATGTGGTTGTCTCCCGATCCGGGCTGGCGGCAATGGCTTACAACGAGGGGAAGGCGGGGGAAATGACCTCTGCTGGCGACAGTCTTTACCTGGGCGCGGAGCTACCGCTGGACAGGCTGCAGCGCTATGCAATTCTGGAGGAAATGGCGAATAGTCCGACGTGCTCAGCCGCGCTGAATATCCACATTGGCCACGCACTCGCGCCAGACAAAAAAACCGGGCTGGCATTCGCCATCGTGCCGGTCGATCCGTCCGACACAGAAGGCGCGGCACGGGCCAAAGAGTTGCAGGATGATTTGGGGGCGATGATTAACCGGCACCTGCCGTCGCTGGCTATGACGATGGCGATTTTTGGTGTGTCCTACGTGCGCCCCTATGCCCGTTCCGGGAAAGGGATCACCAGCCTGGAAAACAGTTATTACTCGCTGCCCTATTTCATCCAGGAGTTTTACAAAGGCGATCAGCTGGTGGGCTTCGGCGGTGATTATGTGCTTTCACCCGACACCCATACCCGCACGCTGTCTACGCCGTGGTCTCTGGTCCCGATGAAAAATCCGTACTGGACGCCAACCCGTAACGTGCAGCCGGTGACGTCAGGGAATCGTGGTTACTCTCTGCTGTCTGAGGAAGAAGATAAGGAGGTTGCAGAGACGCAAAACTACGGCACCAGCTTTCTGGCTCACGCCTATGAACCTTTCCTGAATCTGGTCGGCGCGCTGAATGCGCTGAAGGCAACGCGTTACAATGCTGCCAAAATTGACCGCCTGATTGCTCTGACTACCAATTCACTCGATCCGGTCGTCGGCGCGAACTACACCCGCACCGTCTCGCAGACGCTCAAGCGCCACGGCGAAGCACTCCAGAAAAAAGCGCTGAACGGTAACACCATGCCAACCGTGATGAACCATGTGATCCCGGTGATGGGTGATGGCAAAAACGGGATTACGATCGATACGCAGTCGATACCCGCCGACATTACCGGCATCGAGGACGTGATGTTTCACCTCCGCCAGCTGTGCGCCGCGCTCGGTATCGACTCAACAATGCTGGGCTGGGCCGATCAGATGGCAGGCGGGCTGGGCGAAGGTGGCTGGATACAGACAGCCATTCAGGCGGCACTACGGGCGCAGTGGCTGCGTCAGGGTGCGCAGGAAATGATTTACCGCTTGATCGACATTCACCTGGCCTTCAAATACGGCAAGGTGTACCCGGTTAATGATCGTCCTTATGTCGTTCAGTTCAACTCAATGAACACTGCAATTCAGGAAGAAGAAAGTCGGGAAATGGACGCCCGCGCCAACTTTATTACCCTGATGGTGCAGGTCATGGATGCACTGCAGGCGAACAACAAGCTGGCGGAAAACGACACGTTCATGCGCTATCTGTTCAGTGACCAATTGAAGATGGATGGCGGCACGCTCGACAAGATGCTTGCGGAGTTTGAGAAGAGCAGGAAGAAAGCGGACGCGCAGGAGGATGAAGGCGGCAGCGGCAGCATGATGAATGAATCAGCACCTGACAGCACTGATCCGGCCAGTTGGACGCATGACGAACTCGTAGCCTTTGTCCGTTATGTAACCTCACCTGATAAATAGAGTCATACTCATAGCCGCCTTTGAGCTACTCAATACGCGGCTAATTCAACCTTTTCAGTGAAGCAGCGAAATAACCTGCCAGTCAGCTGACAAAATATCTTCTGGCGTTGGATCATAAATTGATAACTCGCCGGACTCGCCCATAAATATAAATTGCATCTGGCTATCTGAATCGGATTGCGTGAATACGTGAATAGGTGTATCGCCCCATTTTGCACGGCGACAGATAGCACTGTCAGTCAGGCTTATAGCAAGCATGGCATTGGCGAACCTAAGCACCGCCTGGGATGGCGTATAAGAGGTTTCAGGCATGGAGTGCTCCTCGTACTGAAAGAAGCGTCACTACTGGAGGTTCCAATCTCCGGGTGGTGACGTTGACAGGGTTGGAACTACCGGCGTACGAGGAGACCGGCCTACCCGAAGGTAGCCCCGCCAACGCCACCATTGAAACGTCTGGCAAACTCCAGACGTGGTAGCGCCGGAGGCACTAAGTGCCTCCTCGTACTTTCGTTCGGGGTTCCAATCCCGACCACTGTTAATGCAGTGGCGCGCACACTATATCCCCGGCGCGGATAAATTCAATATTTCTAATATGAAATTATCCACTGGTTATCAGATCCACTGATAATTAAAGAATCACTACCCCCTTAAATTACAACCTCCCTACCATCTTTTTACGCAGGCTATCGCCAGCGCTGCCGCCGCTTTGCGGGGCATTACCCTGTGAATATGAGGTATTTATGGAAGCACTCCGTACAGTGACGGACCGTTTTTCATTGATTGATAAAATTCGTCGATTTACACCACAAAATGACCGCAACTACCTGCTGCGCTCTGTACGCGAAACGTTCACCAGTCCAGAAACTCTGGAGCGAATCCAGCTGGGGGAAATGTTCGGCTATTACGGCCACGGACGCCGCGCCGCTTACTACGCTAAAACCGGACGACTTAACCTGCCTGAATTTGCAGTTGTGATGATTGACGGTAAGCCGGTGACACTGGAAAACGTCCCATCGAACCGCACGCTGGATGCCAGCGTTGATGACAACGGCATCGTGACCCACGTTCAGGAGATTCTGGACACTGAACCCGGAAATATCGTTGACGGCATGAACCGCTCACGCGCTGGTGGCTGGTCTTGGGCTACTGGCGGTGACGATAACGCCATTTCGAAAGTGACGAGCTTCCACGGCTTCGACTATGTGACGAACCCGAATTATATCAGTCAGGACCACCCTGCTCTGCTCCTGGAATCGGCCAGCGAACGCGCCGACATGATGCACGCGGGTTTAATGGCAAAGGGGTATTCGGAGAATCAGGCTGCTGACATTATTCAACACTTTGAAACCCTGCGCAGCCAGACTGCAATGCTGGAGTCCGCGGATTCTTCACTGCTGGAGTCTGCGCTACACATTGAGCACGGTAAGCGTCTGGAGGTTGAGGAACGTCTGCGAAACGCCCAGCTAATGCTCGAAAGTGCTGGCACCGTGGCAAAGGCCCGTCGCCGGATCATGAAGGATGCGCTGGCTAACATGCCGCTTTTTTTAAGTAAAGTTCAGCAGGCGGCATTATGCCGTATGGATACGCCGGAAGATGCGCAGATCGTCGCTGCAATGCTGGAATCAATCGGCACAAATGCTACAGCAACACTGCCGATCGGAACTACCCACCAGCACACATTACCGCAGACGCGCCCGCCAGCTGTGGATTCAACGCCGCTACTATGGATTAACACAAGAAAATAAGGGAAAAAAGAAAATCGTGCCCTGAAAACTGGGGCACGTTTTAGTCAAAACTAAAAATTAGGAAAAAACTGAGTGTTGATCCTTTGCCGGATCGCGTTTATCATCCGCGCTCTGATTCAGTTTAGCGGCTGAATGAGAGGACGAAAAAAAATCGCCTGTTAGCGCAGACGATTTTTTAAGCAACTTTGTGTGGTCTTCGACAACCACACCGGCGTTGTACCGTACAACTTCTTTGGTCGGAAGTTGCCCTTAAACCATTATGACGCCAGGTATTGCACCTGTTGTCTCATGGAGAACAACTGTGCCTATAGTAGCTAATAGCGCCGATCCCGGCAACACTTTTCCCGCATTTCGCTCAAATAACGAGCACAGATCTATCCGAATTACCGGCTTTGATCTCACCCACATTATTGAACTTTCCCCCCTGCCGAAGTCAGTCACCCGCGTTTTAAAATTCGCCTGCAATCTGGCCGGTTCTACGTCCGATTTCATCATCATCAAATCGCTCAGGAATTTGGCTGAAGAAGCCGGTTGCAGTATCTCCACAGTTCAGCGTGCTTATCGTGCTGCCGTTAAGCTGGGGATCCTCAGCTATGAAGAGCAGCGCGACGAGAAGAATCACAGCATCAGCAAGCCGAGTAAATACACGTTTACCAGCAAAGCGCTATCCTTTGTCCGGGCAAGTCTGGACGCTTTAAAAGAAGCAAATTTGAAGCCGTCAGGACGTCAGAATATTGTCCGGAGAGTTATTGCTAACGCCTTCTTTAAAAACGATTTTATCCACAGCACCCCTAGTCAGAATGAACAGGCTACCCCTGGTCAAAATGACCAACAAGAAGTAAGAGATCCCGCCAGAAAAAGAAAAATACAAAATGGGGGAGCAATAATTTCTGAGATAAATAATCCAGCGGAAGGGCCAACGGTACCTGTGACGAAGTACGGGCTTTATCAGAACACACAGAAGCAACTGGCAGCAGCATCGTCAGCTGCGCAGAACGAGCGGCGCGCAGCAGAGTTTCAGCGCAAAGGTGGAATACTGCATGAAGCGTACCAGGCTCTGAAGTCAACGCTCAAAACTAAGTCCGGGGGTGATTGGAAGCAGAAAAGCCACCGCTACTCTGACTCGTTTAGCGGCGACTTTTCAAGCGTGGATTACTCAGTGATACCCGAAGGCTTTCGTGGCTGTTAGTCGGTAATGGTGCCTCCGGCGTTCTTGTAAGCAGTCAGAAGCGTTTCAATCGGGTGCGTCTTCTGACCATACGGCGATCCGGTGAGTGACGCCCAAATATCGTTGGTTTTGCCGATAGCCGTGCGGATCCGTCCAGCCTGGACGTCTGCGTAAGCACCCTGCTCTTTCAGCAGCTGATCGAGTAGACGCTCCTGTGAGGCAGGACTGAAATCAGGCAGGCATAGCTGATTTTTGTAGGCGGGCCAGTAGCGGTAAAGCTGCTGATAACGTCCGGCTGCGGTTGAAGCCAGGCCATTACTGTTAAGCGCTTTTGGACGGCGATTTGCAAACGGATGATCGCTGAAGTCGGTAAAGATTTCGCCCTGCTTTTCGCCCAGCCCGGTCACGATGACGTCATAGCCTCTCATACAGGTTAATGGGTGAGTACTGGTGCCTTCTGAAAAGGCCAGCATATCGCCAAAGGCTTTACGGTTTGCGGATTGCTCCATTTTGTTTCCACTCTCTTTTTTGATGAAGAGCGGCAATGTATGGAGTTTGTAATTTCCGATGGAAAAAAGGCCGCATTGCGCGGCCTTCGTGTCAGTTGATTTCTTCCGGCTCCGGGATTTCGCCGGGTCGCTCGATCATGCTGTCTGGCCATTCGAATGTGACGCCACCAGCGTTAAGGGTTGCCAGTAGCGTGCTGCTGTCGCAGGCGTTCATGTCGCTGCTCAGCCCGTACTCCGTAGCCTGACCGGCAAGGTAAACAATGGCCTGAACGTCCAGCAGGCTCAGCTCGCCGGTGACGCTGAAGGCTTCATGTTCCTGCGGATCAGGCGTACTGCTGTCGAACGTCAGCGCAAAACTGCGTCCGCGGTGCATCATGGGGATCATGAGTGCCATCAGTTGTGCTCCTTTTGCAGCTGGCCTAATACAAAGTCCATTACTTCATCGCCGGAAGAGACTGAATCGGCCATCAGGCGCGCGTCAGCCAACATCTGAAAGCCCATTGAAATAATTTCCGTCGCGGTTGTGTTGTCGATAGTACCATCACCATAGAGACGGCCTATATACGCCGATGAAAAACCGCCATCAATGCCCTGCTCCTGCTGCCCTTTTTTGTAGGCCCATGTATTCAGCGTTTCACTGCGCTGGCGGTGCCTCAGAAACGCCTTTGACTGCTCCATCAGATCGGCGCTGTTATACTCATAATGATGCCCTGCCTCATGCCAGAGAACGCTTAAATCATTGTGATCTGATAGTTGGATTGCCCCATTCGCCAGGCTGGCGCTGGCTCTGCCCCGCTGTTTGTAAGTGATCCGCTTCAGGGTTTTCAGCTTCCCGCCTGTCAGGCGATAAAGGTCGCTAAGGTTGCGCTGCAGCGTGCCTTTACCAAAGCGCCCATCAAAACTCTTTTCCGCATCCTTATGGATTTCGATACTATCCGCCCAGGCGTCAGCGTCGGCCTGCGTTATACGTGAACCGGAAATTAACCCCTGCACATGTTCATCCAGTCGCTGCTTAGCCGTGCTGACCGGCAGATGTACGGTACTGCGGATTGTGTCAGCCAGCTCCGGATCGAGCGCCTGCACCTTTTCCAGCATGGCGAGATCGTCCGCTGAAAATGTGTCGCGTAGTGGCCGGTCGCCCCGGGCAACCGCATTCAGGGTACCAGGTGCGAACCGCATGTTAGAAAACAACTTACCCAGGAAGGATGAATAGTCAGCCTCTTCGTCCAGTGCTTCGAATTTCTCACTGGCTGATTTCAGCACTTCTGTTCTGGCCTTAACGTCCTCTGGGCTACCGGCACTCAGGCCTAAATCTGCCATGATTGCAGCGCCAGTCGCCACGCTGGAGATCGCCAGCCTGCCTGCCTCATCAGGTGTCAGGGTTGCTGGTGGCTTATAGCTGGCGCACTCCATGAGACTCGAATAAACACCAGCAATGTTACTGACCCCGCTCAGGCGCATGATCCCCATGATGCCGTCAGGGAACACGCGCTTGCCTTTCAGGCGACGATAATAGGCCGGGAATATCTGCCTTGCCAGTGGCGCTTTTTCAGTGATTTCGGTAGCTTTGACAAACGCCTGCAGCATCGAGGCATACTGGAGCAGTTCACCCTGATTAAATACCAATGACCAGTCAGCCTGTGACGTCACGCTCGGCATTCCAGCCTGGCGGAGTAGCGCATAAACAGAGTCCAGCGCGTACTGCTGCTTAATCTCTTTGATGTTCTTTCCCATCAGAGAAGCGTTCAGATCCTGGTAAGTGGCCAGTGCGGCTGTATTATCAGGCGCAGTTTTCATCAGCCGGTTAATAGAAGCCATAATAGCGGCTACCGGAACCGCGCCGGGTGTGTGTGCCGGGAAGCCATACACGACGTCCACCAGCTCGTTTACCGATTTCGCGCCTGCCACAATACGTTCGGCCAGCTTCTGCCGCTTAGGGAGGCCCATGCCAGCGGATTCGAACATGGCAAAGTTCATACCCTTGCCTTCACCAAATTCCTCTTCAATCTCCCCGGATACGGCGGTCAGGACGTCGGTCAGCGTCAACTCGCCGCCGCCGAACATATCCCCCAGCGCCTGCTGCTGGTGTAGCAGCTCGTCGTTGATCTTCTGCGCCATCTTTTTAAACGCGGCCCCGATGCGTTTCGCGCTGCGGTTGTTTGCAACGATAAACAGCGCCAGCGCTTCGGCCTCTTTGCTGGATTCCTCAAATAGCCCCTGCTGTGCCAGCACTTCCTGTATGGCCTGACCGCTGTCTTTTGCCTGGCGAACCAGCTTGATAGCATCCTGCAGCGCGGCAATTGCCTGTTGATCGAGACCATCAACCGACTGAACTCCATCCACCAGCCCGGTGACGGCCTGCCGGTGAACGTCTCCGGATAGCATCTGCATCTGTGCAAACTCGCTTGCCGCTGTGTTGAGCGCCGTCAGGATGTTGCGCATTTCTGGATCCGGTTCTTCGGATACCAGCTTAACCAGGCGTTCATCTTTGTAGGCACGGGCAAAGATCGCATTTTGCATGCGGTCAATCAGCTGCTTCGTCGGGCGCCCGTCTTCGGTCAGCAGGCCCGCCGTCGCCGTGTCGCCAATCTCTTTCATAAACGCCCGGATAAAGCCGTCGTTTGAGCGTGCCAGCAGGTTGCCATCGTCGGACGGGTTGAAGATGGCCATCAGCCGCTCGTCGAGCATTTCGGCATCCACAAATGCTTTTTCACTCGCTGCCATTTCCTGCAAATCAGAGAGGTTGGAATCTTTCGCAAACTGCGCCCTATCGACGTCCGTAACACGCTCACGTACCAGTACCGGCATATCCATCTGCGCAATATCTGACGCTTTCAGGCCATAGTCTTTTGCGTGGTCAATCAGGTACTGCCGGTACTCGTCGGCCTGTCCCTGCTCATAGGCACGGGTAATACCCATTGAGCGGCCATTGCCCGACTCAACAACGTTATCAGCGCCCACGATTGGCGCGCCGTGGCTGCTCATGCCTGAATCGGTCAGCTTCGCCGGTCGGAGGTTTCCCGCGATTTTGGAGACCTGCACTTTGCTGGTCAGGCGGGTGCGGTCGCGGGGCTGCAACTCAGCCGGAAAAAGCGGGTTAATGGTGCCATCGAGGTTATTGGAGATAATCAGGTGGCGTGCATCCACCACTTTAAACGCGGTCTTCACTTCCTGCCCTTTGCCGGTGACAACGTATGACGATCGCCCCGTTACGGTCTGCGCTTTACGCAGTGACCCCACCAGCCCGATCAGGGCAAATATGCTGCCAGCGTCGCTCAGCAGATTTCGTATTTTCTCATTCAGCATTTTGATTCCGGGAATAAAAAACCCCGCCGAAACGGGGTGATGATTAAGCAGCCAGGCCGCTGGCCGCTATCCAGCTGGCGGTCTGTTTTCTCGCGTCGTCGAGCTCCAGATAAACGCCGATGTAGTCACCGACGCGGCGCAGCGTCTCGACAAAATCCAGCTGCGCCTGGCTGGTGAACTTACCGGCCAGAAAGTCAGTAACCACTTCGGGAACGGGCTGATCTTCCTTCACGGGTTCGGGTTGTGGCTCAGTTACCGGCGCGGGTGCCGGTTCGCTGGTGGCGGGTGCTGGCGCAGCGCCATACCCCAGCTGGAGCATGATCGCCTCCATCTGGTCATTCAGATCCAGAAGGTCCAGCCCTTTAACGGTCGGGGCTTTGATAATCAGCTCGTCCAGCTGATCGGCTAAATCCAACTTTTGCAGTGCGGTTAAGCTCATGCGGCCACCCCGTTACGCTGTACGGCCACCAGCAGATCGCTCAGATGCTGCACGGCATCATTGACCAGTGATTCGTTTTCATCGAATACACCCGCGGCCGTCAGTGCGGCAATGGCCTCACGGACCTGGGTACGGCCAGCACGGATCACGTCTATGTCGTCGGTATCGAGCGAGGTCAGCCCCTGAAGGTAATCAATCGCCTTCTGCGCTTCGGTGTCTGCTTCCGGCACTGGCTCCGGCTCCGGCTGCGGTTCTGGTTGTGGCTCTGGCTGCGGGGCTGGCTCTGGCTCAGAGGTGTTTAATTCCTCAACCAGCGGAATACGCTTGCCGGTAATCATCGCGGCTTCTACAGCCTTCAGATACTCAGGGCTTTGATTAGTCTCCACATAGTCCGCCGCCTGCTTCATCTGCTCACTGCCATAACCCAGCGCTTCGGCCCAAGCATTTACCAGGTCAGACGCCCAGCCTACGAGATCGCCCAGGCGTTTCGCCGCTATCCAGAACGGGTCAGTATTTTCACGATCGTCAGTCACGTTGGTCTCTTCCTGCTTTGGTTCACCTGCTTCCAGGATCTGCAATCTGGCGTTAATGGCCTGATTGAAATAGGTCAGGTCTTCACCTTCCGGGTAGGCCACGCCAGTCAGGTTTTTACGGGCAACCATGCGCACCTGTTTTGCGTAGGTGTCCGGGTCTTCTGAGGACATTTCCAGATACTGTGCGGCGTAATCGCTCATCTTGTCGGCCACAGTTACGGCAAGTGCATCGAGATCCGCATGCGTCGGGATCAGCTTCAGCTCAAAGTCAGCAATCTCTTTGTCAGTAAGCGGACGGTCGTAGGAAATGATGCCGTTACGCGCAACGCCGCTATATGGCTGGCCTTCTGCTGGCTGGTCGGCAACGGAGGCATATTCAGGCGGTACCGCGCCGATACCCACTGGCCGGTTTACCAGCGCATAGCGCCAGACGGCTGCGGGTGTGTCGGGTTGAGGCTGTGGTTCTGGCTGTGGTTCAGGTTGTGGTTCAGGTTGCGGCTGTGGTGTAGGCTCTACTGGCGCTGCAGCAACGCTATATGGCTCTGCCGCGCCGGTGCGGTAAGCCTTCAGCAGTTTGGTCGCTGCTTTACCCATTTCCGCGCCCTGGCTGGATTTGGACAGCATTTCATACATGGTGCCGTCTGCCTCGGTAATGATCACCTTGCCTTTAAGCTCGCCGTCCTGGTCATAGCTGTGATAGCGGACCGTCGCGCCGTTGCTCAGCGTCGCCTGTCCGTCTATGTTCAGGCGCGCTTTAACCTGGATAGTGCGATCGCTGAAAGTGTCCGTGCTTGCAGACTCACTGGCTTTCGCCTGCTGCAGTGCCGCCAGCTGGCCGGTAAGGTCGGCATTAATCTGGCGCTGGGCTGCGACTTTGCTGCGCAGCGTCTGCTCATTGTCTTGCTGCGTCTGCACGCGTGCGGTCTGTGTATCCACCACCTCCAGTAGTGCCGATTGCTGCTCTGCCAGCTTGTCCGTTTCCGCCTGGGTAGTTTCCACTTCGGCGCGCAGCTTAGCCTGGGCGTCCTTCTGCTTTGTGAATTTGCCGCTGTTCTTCTCGATCAGGTTTGAAAGCGCCTGCGTGACCTGCTGTAGCGACACATCCCGTCCGCCAATAGGGGCCACAATGTGTGTCACATCGCGCTTGTTGATCAGGAACTGGAACGCCACCAGCGTATCCTGATTGCGGATCTTACCGTTGTCAGCAGTTGGAGAGTGGAAAACCAGCGACACGCTTTGTCCGTCTGATAACGGGATCAGCGCACTCATAACCGGTATGCTGGCCACACGGCGCACTTTACCAATCACCGCGCCGCCCACGGTTTTTTGCCCGGTTGTATCCGCGCCTGCATCATCAGTACCGGCGCTGATATTGGTCCCGTTCA